TACACCATATTACCACATGTCTTATGGGATATACGGACTGGATCATAGCGGAATATCACTCCACGTTGCATACAGAAGGAATATCCTTTCCTCCAGACTGGTCCATTGACGGTGCCGATATACTGGACGACTGCTCCCTTATGCATCTCTAGGATGGCTTGGTGGTAGTCAATCATCGTTTTCTCCCATAGATCCTATCCAGTTCACGTTCGTATCGTTCATCTGATGCCCGATTAGCCAGTACAAACCAGACTGCTATGGCACAGAGTGCTTTCATTTGAATTCCTCGAGTTTGGTCCATGCACGTTCAGCGCAGAAAATAGCGTCTTCCACTGGTTGGTGGTTGTACGGTTCATTTGGATGACCATTCATACAGTCATCGTCGTAGTTCCCAGCCATGTAGCTAGCCAAGAACGTGCACACGTAGTGGTCTATGAATTGTTCCTTGGTCATACGTCTAGTCCAAATTTCTCTTGTAGATAACCTTCGATCTCTTCAATTGGAATACAATCATCTGGTGGGTACGACTCTCGGAGTCCACGGATAACCTCAAAGATCAAATTCTCAGCGAAACAGTGCATGTCATCCATAGAGAGCAGAGCGATGGGTACACCACCGATGGTCTCTTCGAATACGATATCCGAGTCTTTCATTACTTCATTGATAATCATGGTGCTTCCTTAGATTGTGCTGCCGAATTGGATTGTGAAGTATGGACGAACAGTCTCGCCATCTTTGTAGATGCCGTCAAAGTCCACGTCGATACCTTCAACGTAGCTGGCATAACCACTGGTGTTCTCACGAACAGAGAATTCTACCTTATACTTCTCGCACATGGCAGCAAACTCTTCCTGAAACTCGATGGCAACTTGTTCTGCCACAGTGCGTTGTCGAGCAGTTTCTTCCTTGCTCACGTATGAACTTGGGTACATTTTGATAGTCATTTTATATCCTACATTGCTGCTTCTTCGAGCAAACACAGTTTAGCTTCCAATTGGTCGATTGTCATGGTTTCTAGGCTCTTCATAAGCAAGTCAGAGTATACTGCTTGTTCGATAGAGTGGACCAAAATCAGTTCGATGATGTCGTTACGGTTCATATTATATCCTTAGACAGTGCAGTTATCAAGCTGACCAATGTAAAATGTACGATTAACCGAGATCATCAAAGCAGTCCGAGTGGACTTTTTCACGTAAGTGTTACCATTACAGTTAAACAACTCACCAACACGAACCAAACGGAAAGTAACACGCATTCTATTCTCCTAATCAACTGTAGTTATTATACAGCGAATCTGCAAATACGACAAGCACTAAATGACAAAACCCCACACTCGGTGGGGTTATTATATGGAAAACTAAAGTATTACACTCGATGGACGTGGACTCGCAACCCCTTCTTAGTGGCAGTCTCGATCATGTTCTTAGTGCCACGTGACTGCCCATCCCAGATAGCAATTAGTGCTTCTGCATTCTCTGCCATCTTACGGTTACGAATTGGACCAGCAGCACGACCATGCGTCTCCCAGTCAGCGTTGAACACGTTGAGTTCTTTGTTCATCTCTTCAGCGTATCGTTCTCCAAGAGCATCAACACCCACGGCACCACCAGACACGACAGTTGTGATATCGAACTGAGCTTCCTTGATTGCTTCTAGGAGAGTTTCGTATTCATGGTAGTCACGACCACCAGCAATGATTACCTTCATTTTGCAGCAAGCCTTTGAATCTCATTCCAAACATCATCTGCAGCACGAGCAGCTGCAGTACCAGAAAAGTCTTCACGGAATGATGCACGAGTCAACACCCATTGAATCAGGAATTCTTCCTTAGTTAGTTTCTTATGTCGAACTGGAATTGGTTTAGTTTTTGGTTGCATTAATATTTCCCCGATGCTAGTACGATCTTACAAATATGCTCTAGACGTTCAATATGTTCATATGCACGCCATGGGCTAGTGTCGATAGCGACAACTCCATGACCTTTGATTCCTACAATATCATAAGCGATATTACCGTGTTGGTCTAATTGTAGATTCTTATGACACTCATCTGCCAGTTCTTGAGAGATTGGAGCGACATCGCCTACATTACGTGCTACCCTAGTATAACGATTCAACTCAGGGAATGCATCAGAGATAGTAGAGAGATCAATACCAGCATGCATGGCAGCAATACAGTATGTTGGATGAACGTGAACCACTACACGAACGTCACCACTATGCTGACCCATATTCTTTTGTAAGCCAAAGTGTAGTGGAATCTCTCCACTAGGCTTTAGGTTAGCAGAGATGTCAGTATAGTATTCTTCTTGCCACATTAGAGCAGAGACAATACGAATCTTTTTAAACTGATCAGGCTGCATGGTTTGCTTGCGAGCGCCACTAGGTGTAATGTAAAAGTGGTCACGATCGTGGTGACGAATACTTACATTACCATCACGTGACGTAATCCAATTGCGCTTGTACGCATCTACCATAATATCGCAAATTGTTTCTAGCATTTTATGCTCCGTAATAATGAGTTTGTTTGTCTCGCTTAGACAGTTCTGGTGTATTCCAAACGTTGCGAGCATTCCACTCTTTTAGTTTTTGTAATCGTTCAGCATCAGTTAGTTCATAACAACGAGGGTTTCGATCTGGTTGTCGCAAGGCTTCTACGCCACGTTTAAGTAAGTTCATTGATCTTCTCAAGAATAGTAATCATCTCAGGAATGGCTTTCTTGTCAATATGCAAGAAGATTCCACGTTGGTAGATGTCGTCATAGTGATGTAGACGTAGACTGACAGTTGTTTCACGATCAGCAATAGAAAGGTATGGACGATCGTTTGGACCCATGATAGTATGTAGTGGAATCTCTACATAGTTCTTGTCGTCATCACCTTGTTGGTCGGCACCAGCCAGTATATTATCTTTGTTCATACTTTAATAGTGGATCGAATAATCTTAACTTGAGAGTCTGGAGCCAGATAAGCACGACAAGCAACCATCTTATCACCAGTGGCTATGTCGTCTTGGTAAGTAAACTCCACCAGCTTATTCTTTAGCATATAGTCTGCCATCTGATGGATTAACTCAGCCTTCAGCTTATCTCTGGCGTCTGGATCTCCATCTTCCAATAGAGTCTTCCATTCATAAGACATTCTGGCACGACCAACTACCATCTTACCACCGATGGCATATTCGTATACGTCGAACCTTATATCACTTGTCAGCATCTACTTTGTACCAGTAACAGTAAGAATCAGGCTCATCTTCAAAGTCTGATTGTTGCTTTGCATGGTGTTCGCAGTATGGATGGTCACCAGCAAATTGTGTAGAGCGAACCCACACTGCAGGTTCAGTGCACTCACAGCACGTTAGTGTTATTGTCATTTTTCATCTCCTCGAGATAGCCTCTGATAATCTCAGAGAGTAATTGTCTAAACATTAGTGTCTCCTGTGGTCTGTGCAACAATCGGACTAGTCAGTGTCATCTCTTGTACTGTGCCATCTGCAGTCTTACACCAGATAGTGTATGGTGGCTCCCAAGGATACGCTGGACCATATGGATTCTTTGGTTGAATCGGTTGGTAAGGCATCGATGGATTCCAAGGTGTATTTGGCACTGGTGGATTCACTGGTCCTAGAGATGGAGTTGCCTCAGTGAATGTACCATCATCGTAGAATGTAATAATCTTAGTAATTTTCTTCATAGTCATCCTTGTCCCACTTACGATTGATGTAATACTCTTGAACAGCAAGAATGGCTTCTCTCAGATAACGAAAACGTTCATTATCTTCAAAGATACCATCGCCATCAGGATCTGCTTGATAAACGATTTCACCACCATGGTCTGGTACTGCAGCATAGAAGTGTCCATGGCGTAAACGAAAGTAAGCAACTTGTTCTTCACCAGCGTATACGTCGTACTGCTCTGGACAAGCAGAGCAAGTTTGTTGCAGACGATAGCCATGAATAAGAACTGGCTTCTTCCACATCTTTACGGTTTCAGGGGTAACATCGTCCATTGTTTCGATTCTTTCATCGCTATGTTTAATACTTCTTTATCAATCTCTTTGGCAAGCATAGCAGCTGCTGCATTCACTGCTTCTTCTGGTTTTAGTCTTGGAGTTGGTCTCCTAGGCAGAGGTGTCTCTCGAAGCATCCGATTAAGTACTTTGTTCTCACCAGTCCAAGAAAGAGCCAAAGTTTGGATAATATCGTAGATGTCCAGTCTATCTTTCCAAGTGCCGATGAATACACCATGTGGATCACGGATACCTTTAAGATGTCTTACATCTGTCACGGCAAGATAGTTTGGCATCAACAGTGGAGGTTCACCAGACCGAAGATACTCTGATCTCTTTTTAGAGATGTACTGTCTGGCTTGGTCAAACGTGCCAGCGATTACGAACACATGACTCATACTGTTACCAGAGCAACCAAGCCAACGTAAGTCATAGCATGCAGGAATTGATCCAAACCAAGCAACCACCAGAACTGTTCATGAGTGTTGGCACCCCAACCCATCTTGGCATTCAGATTCATCTTAGCCCAGTCGATGTGATAGTGGATAACCATATCGATGAACGACAGATAGATCGCAGCTTCTGGTGCATACCAAACAAAACAAACCCAAGTACCCATGCCATGGAACGCAGCATGAAGGATACCACCCACATGTCCATACGTACCTTTGTTACTCCACTGAAACTTAGTCTGCAGTGGAAAGTCCACCACAAAGTGTTTAGTGAATAGCAGAGCAATAAGGATCAATGTATCATTCATAATATGCTTCCCAAACAGTTGTGTAGTGGTCTTTCAAATACTTTCGTTGGAACACTCTGAACTTGGCACCACCATAATATACAGCTTCTTCCAGTTTAGATGCACGCATTATGTACCAGCAATTTTCCAGAGTCATATCTGGAAAAAGAGATTCATCAACTTCGATATACTCTTCCAGACTAGAATTGTTTTCGTTCTGCGTTATCCTTGTACGAATCTTAAATGGACCAGAGTCATAATGGTGCAAGTCCTGTTGCGCCATTTCTTTCTTTAGTTCTTCTACTGAGAAACCATACAATTCAGTTTCTGTAGTAGTTTTAAGATATGCATTAGCCGTGAGAGTTGGTTCTTTCTTGGCTAGATGCTGGATATGCATCACAATCATTTGTTTGCTGGAGTAAACTGTGGATCTAGTGGAGCAACATGCAGGTGGTCAAACACCAACTGAAACTTTGGTAGTGGCAGATTTGCAGGGTCGATATCCTGAGTAATATTGTATGCCAGAGTAACGTGCGGTTTGTACGAATCGTAGTCACTTGTGGCACCCATTGCACCAAGAGTGTTATTTAACGCACGAGCATCAGCAGACTCAACTCGCATAACCAAACACTTACCACCATCCTTAGTGTCGAACATTTCATAGCCAACAGCAGTGGCACTCACATTGTAATTACGAGAGAGTTTCTCTGCATCAGGCACTGGTGTGCGAGAGTAGATTACAGTGATGTGATACGAATTCTTAGTGACACGTTCATCAAGACCAAGATTAGCCTCAACAAAGTGATCCAGCAGATCCATTGTCGTTTCACTCATCTCTAGAGCAACGTAAGTGCCATCCTTATGCTTGGCGTATTCTGATAGGGTTGCTAACTTCATTTAGTCTTCTTCCTTGTTGTGGAGCCAGTCGAACTCTTCGGCTTCGCTGGAGAGGATGGCGTCGTTTTTCTTATACTCTTCGTAGCAGTCTTTGCAGACGCTTTTGTAGGCAACGGCTTTACACCAACCTTCTTCGTTGATGGTCCACTCTTTCGTGGCTGCTTCGTAGCACTCTTCGGTGTCTTGGACTTTGTGTCCACAGGTAAGGGTGATAGACATTCGTCTGGATCTCCAAGCATTAAGTGATTGTAAATTCGTTCGTTGATTTCCTCAACTTCGTATGTACCACCCAGTCTGTCTTCAAATGCCTTCCATGACTTTAGATTGTATCCACGGCACGGTACTTTGATTTCAAAACCAGAAGGTAACGTGACGTGGAGTACAAAGAAGGCATCTCTAAGGTTTATTGCAGACCCCACCACTTGCCAGCACCATCTTCATAGATGTCGTCAGTTGTGTTCAAGAATACTTTATCGTTATCCACTGGGTCAATAACGAATGGTGTAGTACCTTCGAACTGACGTTGGATCATACCAACAATCGGGAACCCATTAATATTCAGACCCATTGTTTGCTGAGCAGCGACAGGTGCAGCGACAGGTGTGTCAACAACAGTAGTGGTTGTAGTAGTTGTAGTTGTGGTAACTTCGTCTTCGTAAGAGTCGAAAGGGTGGTACATAGAAGAATTCCTAATAAGTGCAACGATGATAACAGTGATCAACAGAACAAAAAAGATAACAAGTAGAGTAGACATTATAGCATTCCAATCAAAATAATAACAAGGAGAACAATCATGACACCAAGCAGTATCATACCAATAATTTCACCAGCAGATGGTCCAGTTTTCTGAATGATCACGGGCTGTGCAACTTGCGGAGCATGATTCAACGCATCAGCTGGAGCACGTTGCGCAACCATACCACCGTTCACTGAATTAAACTGACCATTCTGGTATGTACCAACTTGGTAGCCTTGTTGGTTCACAACACGACCATCAGGATACAAGAGCGCATTGCCACTGTAACCACCACCATTATAGACAACAGTATTGTGCGGGTGCATCATATTACCGATAATCAAACCAGTCAATAGACCGTTGGTGTAACCAAAGCCCATGCCCATACCACCGTACATCATACCACCACCAACCATACCACCACCAGCAGTGCGAGTTGTAGTCGTAGATGTAGTAGTTGTAGTTCGTGTCTGTGGAGCAGCAGGTGCAGGTGCAGTAGCTGGAGCAGCCGACGGACGAGATGGAGCAGTGGCAACGTTCGGACGAGAGCCACCAGAACCAGATGACGAGAAGCCACCACTGGAACGACCTCCACCGCCGCCACCGCCATGCCCACCAGAAGAGCCACCACCTTTGGCATCAGCATAACCAGCAACAAGCATCATACTAATTGCAAGAACAGAAAGAATTTTCTTCATAAAAATTTCCAAGTTTAGATAAGTTAATTATACCCCAAGCCTCATTGCAAGGCAAGGGTATTTATCACAGAGCCAAGTAGTTGTAGCCAGCACTTTTGTTACGTGTTACAACACAGATAGCGTTGTCCATTTCGTAGATGAAGCGTCCTTCACTTGCATCGACCTTTACAATGTGGTTGGGTGTAAAGGTCAAGTCTTTCCACTCAGAGTCGTCGTTCTCTGGTTCTGGATCCCACTCAAAGTAGATAGTACCAGTCAGTGGGTTGCCTTTCCAAGAACCCTTGGCTGCATCTTTAACTTCCTCACCATCAACAATCAGCTTGCAAGAGAACTCACCAACATTGTTGAACTCTGGTTTAGCGTTCAGCATGGTCAATGCATCTTGTGGTGATTCGTTGTAGCGATTCATTTCTTCCACTAATGCCTTCAGCATGTCAAAGTTGAATTGCTCGAACAGAGCAGCGATTTCCACGATCTTTTCGATGTATTCTTTATTGTCCAAACGTTCATCGCAGTACTCACGAATGAAACCAGAGTCTAAACCTTTGAAGTCGATCATGTAGTAGATACGACCTGGACGGTTACGCATGTGCTCATTGACACGCCACTTGTCGTTACAAGTCAGGATGAACAACTTGCGAGAAGGGAACACACCATCCAACAAGGTCAGTGCAGCTTCTTGTTGATCGTTATCATAAACCTTTTCGAACTCATCAAACAAGATGATACATTGCTGCTCGATGTCCTGCATGAACTTGTTGAATGCATCACCAGTCCATGGAGCATTGATGATGATAGTTGGTACACCAACCTTTGCAGCCTCGATGGACAGAGTCTTGGCAAGCAATGTCTTGCCAGAACCCTTCTCACCATTCAGCATAATGCCAGTAGAGTTAGGACGATCGAAGAATGTATTCAAGATACGATCTGCGTGTCGAGTTGTATTGCCATACAACTTTGGAACTTGAGGGAACGAATCCACCATTTCCAAGAAGAACTGACCAGTCATCTCGTTGCGTTTGACGGTGTAATTACCGACAGGCAACGTTGGCTGCAGATCCATTGCTTCCTCTGACACGACAGAGTACATATTACCATTACGAATAAAGTGAGACATTCAAAATCCTTAAAACAGCTTCAACAAGTACCTATTGAAAATAGGATTTTTATAAATACAATTATACAACAAAATTCTTTGCAAGGCAACTAAAGATGACCATTTATCTCTACATTAAAACCCACAACGTTACAGGGCTGGAGTATTTCGGTAAAACAACCAAAAAAGACCCACATAAGTACACTGGCTCTGGTAAGTATTGGAAACGACACCTAAAGAAGCACGGCTCAGATTTCACGACTGAGATTATCGCAACTTTTCAAGATGACGATTCATGTAAAGAATTCGCATTAAATTTCTCCAAAGAAAATGACATCGTTGACTCTCCTAACTGGGCAAACCTACAAGAAGAAAATGGTCTTGATGGAGCACCAGTAGGACACGAGGGACACAAGTTCACTCAAGAACAGTTACAAAAGATTTCAGAATCATCTAAACAACGATGGGCAGACCCAGAATTTAAAAAGATGATGGTTAAAAATCAGACATCAAGTTGGACGGAACAAAGAAAACAAGAACAGACCGAAAGATTAACTGGAATAAAAAGACCAGAACATTCTGAAAAGATGCGTGGTCGAAATTTTCTAACTGACGATCATCCGTTCTATGCTACACATAAGACAGAAGAACACAAACAGAAAATCAAAGAGGCTCTGTCAGATAAACCGAAATCACAAGAACATAAAGACAAGTTAAAGGTACCAAAACTTCGATGCTGTAGATTATCAGACAGAAAAGAAGTTTCGGTAAATTCACTAGCAAGATATCCTTAATCTTTCTGATTGCACAGGTAAGAATTTGATATCGCTTTGAAGCTCATACCACCATCGACTTGCTTGAATACGATACCTTCACGCTCAGTATCACCAAGCAGAGACTTACCTTCAGCGAATGCAAGCAGTTGTGGAATATCAGTCAGACCAAGAGTGTCGTACATATCAGCAGTGTATGCAAGAACAGGCACATGCTTCAGTCCCATCTGCTCGATCAGACGACGACGGTCTTGTGGCAGCAGGTATTCACCAGCACGGATGTTGTACACATCAAACACACGGAACTCGCATTCCTTGAGATTGTAGATGTTGCCTTGAATTCCTGGTCCAATCAATTCGCCTTGGATAGCAAAGTCCCAGAACTCATCGACAGCCATCATCTTTTCTTGGATACCTTCCTTGCGAGCAGTAGCCCAGAAAGAGTTACCTTCGGTTTCTTTCAGATCCATGTTACGAGAGCAGACACCGAACTCACCCTTGATCTGGTACACAGTCATTGAAGATCCTTCCAGCTTCTCAGTGATTTCGAACTTCAAACCAGCCTCGTTCGCAGCAACAATTTCTTTCTTTAGGTTTTGAGCACGTTCTTGATCAGTCTTTGGAATCAGAGAAGGAAAGTTACCTTTACACACACCAGCAAGTTGTGCGTTCAATGGCTTTTCCCACTTCTTGATGCCAAGAATTTCAGTCAGGTCATCACCTTCAACGAAGGCATCCATCTGAAAATCTGTTTTGATCTCACGCAGAGGCATCAGCAAACCCTGAGACAATTGGCCACGCAGCTTGATAGTCTTTAGACGTTCACCCTTAACACCTTCAAACTCACGAGGCTCTTTACCTTTAGACAGGAATGGAGCAAGTTCAGTCGGGATCCAAGAGTCGATCTCGAAGTACACAGCCAAGTCGCCGACATTATAGAGACCCTTCTGAGCCACTACCTTCCAACCACCGACAACGGCACACTCAATGGCATCTGCACCTTCGATGGGGTTCAGTTCATCAATTCGAACAATTTTAGCAAGTTTACGCATTTTCAATTTCCTTCATAACAAATAAGTTTTGTGGTACTGGACCAAACAACGAATACAATTGTCTACTTGATGTAGACGCCACCGCAAGTTTCATACTTTTCTTGGCAGCTTGTGTCTTGTAATAGGCACGGGCGATTCGGTTACGAACAGCACCACGACTATTGTTACACTGATAACATGCAGCGACTAGGTTAGACGAACATTCGATCTTATGGTGTTTCGGGCTAGACCATTTATCAACCAAGTGTTCAATTGTCGCTTGGCTTGGAGACTTATTAGTCTGGTTCATTTCGCAGTTACAGTAATAGCACTTATTACCCTGCCGTGAAATTAAACTAAAGAGAGTCATTAGTAAGCCACACCGTAGGCATAGAATTTACCATTATCGTATTGACCAGTTTCCCAGCTGACACGACGATTACCACAGTCACAACGACGATCCACTCCATCCCAACCATCGCAGACTACGTCTTCATCGTAGTCCATACAGTTTTGACCTTCAAACTCATCCACACCACCAGCATCAATGCCAGCTTGGATAGCTTCTTCAGCAGTGTTATAGCTCATGATAACTCCTTAGTTCTTGTACAAGATAGCAGATTTTGGATAAACTTGACCAGTCTGAGCAGGGAGGATCACTGGGTTGCCGTTTACTGTGTAGACCACGTACATCATGTGAACATCAACTCTACGTGTGCTCTTACCAGAAGTGCGTGATTCGTTGTAGCCTTCGGGCTGATATCCTTGGAACTCAGCTGTGACTTTCTCGTTAGCAAAGGTCTTTGGAGTTTGGTTAGTCCAGTGATAACTCACACCGTAGGCAAAACCTGCAACGACCACAGCAAAAAAGAAGTAAACAAAGAACGATTCACGCTCAACGAACAAGCAAATGATCAGGGCAATTATGCAGAAAGTAACTACAATACCAAAGCCTGTGTGATCAACTGGAATGAGTGCGAGAGGGTGGAACGTATACATTTGGGTCTTTCTTTCCTAATCAACTGTAGTTATTATACAGTGGATCTGCAAAAGTGTCAACAACTAAATTGAAAGACCCCACTTAGTGTGGGGTCTTTCTAAGTAAACTTTAAGTTTACTTTTTAGTGTTGGCTCGAACCGTTGCAAAGTCAATTTCGTTGAACAGTGCACCATTCATGTAGACGGTCTTCATAGCCTCTGTCCAACCTCCTACACCCTTGTCTGACCAACCAGTTGGAGCAGTCACACCAGAAGCGAACTCGCCTCCTGAGTTGGTCCAAAGTTTAACACGACCACCTTTAGAACGCTTTCCAGAGTCGGTTACAGGGTCTTTTACAACATCCTGCCACACGCCATTGATCTGGATAGACGAACACTTCATGGCGAATCGTTGAGTGTCTCGGTTGACGATTTGGAGCAGAGCACCGCCCATACCGAAGGCAATGTTGTCAGCTGACCATCCCATTGCCATGAATGCACCAAGGATAGAACGGATGGACAACTCATTGACCCCATCCCCTTGGATAAGTCGGACATTGTTAAGGACTTTGAAACCCTTGGCGTTTGTGGTGTATCCAAATTTTGCTCCTAAAATTTCAATCAGCTTACGGTTAACTACAACAGGATCACCAGAGTCAGGACGAATCACGACAGTGGCACCAGAAGCGACCACTTCGTCACGCAGTTCTTCACCCCAGAGTTTCTCTGCAGCATTGTAGATGTCATAGCTATCACTAACAACAGCAAGGATAGAACCTTCACGACCGAATTGCTTCAGCATGTTGCGGTATGCATCTACTTCACCCTCACGACCCCAAGAAGTGATAGTACTGTGTTCGGCAGCTGGAATTGAAAAGCCAGCGATGCCAGCATTGTAATATTCACGAGCGTACAGTACACCAGTAATAGTGTCGGAACCCATAAAGTTAACCAAGTGGGCAGCGCCACCAATTCCCGCAGACTCCATTGAAGAGACACCACGAGCACCAAAGTCATGCAACTTAAAATCAATAGCAGTAGGGTCACCAGTTTTCTCCAAGTATTCAGCAATCACTTGCTTGATTGTATAAGACTGGGTTGCCACAGTTGTACCATACCATACGGCACGGAGCACTGCAGTTTCCAGATAAGTCGTCAGCCAGAAACATTCTGGGTCTGTGTTTTCGACAGTCGCCAGAACATTCGAGACAGGCACCACAGTGCCTTCAGGTACAGCACGAATGACCAAAGGTAAGTAACCTTCGTGCTTATCAAGGATGTATTGCCAGCCCTCACGATTAAATGGTTCGCCGTGGGCTGTAAGAATCTCATCTGCAACATCAATGTCGGCTTGTGTGATGGGGTCAAGTAAATACTCCTTAATGAACGCTTGAAGACCGAACATCAATGTACGATCGTATTGACCACCACGAGATTCGATGTAAGAATAAACGCCAGTTGTGCCAGCAGGATATTGTTTGAACATGCTTGTCTTGTACGAGTCAGTGTTCAGGATAAGGTTTTTTGCGAGTTTCATGATTAGCTCCTAATCTTTACAGTTTTGAAAATGCTGGCATTGGGTTAACACCAGTTACTTTTGACAAGATGTCTTTGTGGTCGTCATACATCTGAATTGTATTCAGTGCATCAGTGAGTGGCACCCACTTACACAAAGCAGCATCGTCTGCACCATTGGCACGTGGCAACGAGAAATCAGGATTTGGGTTGATTCTCATGTACACAGCCATAGTGTTTCGGGGAATACCGAATGAACGACTTGGATCGTCGAACAGTTCAGTCTTCACGATAGAGCCACGGAGAACTTTCTCTGGAACTCTAACATTGGTTTCTTCGATCAGTTCACGGATGGCACAATCGAGGAATGTTTCACGTTGGTTGCGGAAACCGCCTGGAAGTGCCCATGCACCACGACCTGGAGCAAATTTGCGTTGTATGAGAAGAACGTGACCTTGGCACTCGAGTATCGCATCACTGCAGTTGAAGTTAAGGGTTTCAGGGAATGGGTAGTTAGCAAAAGTTACCTTCTCTTTCTGATAGAATGCGTAGTCGTCTTGAACAGTTGATGGCATGTCTGGATCTTTCAGATCGAACATGCGTTGGCGAACAGCTGTGGCGTTCACGTTGTACTGTGACTCAATACTCTTGAATGGCCAATCTGGGAACCATGTAAGATAGTTGTTACCTTCTTTCATGTGTCCAAACAAGGTTGGTACACCCATGTCGTAGTGTTCAACAGTGGCACGCACATCAGACATCCATTGAGAATCTGAGTAGCGATAGTCGTTTAGTGGGAGAATTTCGTAGTTGGAGATATTTGCAGTACGCAATTTGTTACGCAACATCTGTACACGCTCTTGGAATGTCCAAGGGTTTTTGATTGATCGACATTGATTCGCAGAACCAACGAGGATGTAGAGTTTCTCTACTTGAGAAGCGGCAATGCCCAGTGCGTGGACATGTCCTTGGTGGACGGGTTGAAAACGTCCGATGAAGATTCCTGATTTCATTTTCTTAGCTCCTAAGAATTCATTGTAGAGTCTGACTACCAGACTCTTTGTTTATATATCTTATTCTAAACTCACTTGCAAGTCAAGCGATCTTTGATCTCAGTATAGAACATTTGGTACTTAGCGATTCGAGCGATGTCTTTCTCAGTCACACCCTTCAACCGACGGATATCGGTATTGTGTCGCAAGTCAGCCATCTTAACACGCATGGCGTCTTCGCTGGAGAACACAGCAGCTTTGTACTCTTCGTAAGTCTGGCCACGTTGCTTTGTGAGACACTGGAGACCTTTGATAACTCGCTCAGAGATGCCAGCGTCACGTAGATCTTGGTAAGTAACGTCAGTGTCTTCAATCACGTCATGACCAAGAGCCATACACATCAGTTCTTCGTCGTCAGACTTTAGGTAGTGCATCACTTTTAGAGGATGGAGAATGTAGGGATTTCCACCCTTGTCGAATTGACCATGGTGTGCATTAACAGCGATGTTAAGCATTTTGTCGAGCATTTCGCCTTTTCTCATAATCTCTTCTCCTAATCAGTAACTTTATTATACCACAGTTCTTAGAGAAAGACAACCACGCAGATTAAACCCATGATGACAATAAGGGCAATAGAGTCAGCCAGATCCTCTCCAGAACTAATACTTTTGGTTGACTTTAAGTAATCGTACCACTTCATTCCCAGTCTCCTACAGGCACTACAATGCCACCAGTTGTTACGACACCGTTCACCACTTGGGATGGCTCATCGGAGTCGTAAGTCAAGCCCAGAACCTTCATCATCTTGTGCTTGACAAGCATGTTCGGGATTCGGAGTCGTTCAGTAGCCGTAAAGCCCATCATTGTAGCCACTTCGGTCACAGCACCACTACGACAGATACCAGCGTGACAATGGACGACTACGTTCATTGAGTTATCCAGTGCGTATTGGAGCAAGTCGACTAATTCCTGAGCGTCTGCATCACTGATGAGACATTCTTCTGGGAAACTACCATCATTCTCGGCATCTAGGAACTCAAAGTGACGGGACACCACTTTGAATGGGAACTTTGGTGTAGGGAACGTGGACGCTGGGTCTCCAATCTGGATCAGCATGGCGTTTGGACCAGCATCAAAGTGGTGTCCATTACGCACAGCGTCCTTACTTACGTTCTCGATCCAGCGAATCATTTTGTTACCTTTGAAATTTGTACGTCGAAAGTCGACTTGTTCATTTTGTTGTCGTAGAAGTTAAATGTTCTACCCAAACCAAGACTGTCGCCCATTTCTTCAGCACAGAGACGGACAGCTGCATTTACTGCGATAGAATCACCCACGCCACGTTTGATGGCAGTAGCTGTTGAATAGAACGACACACCATTAACAATCACACGATACTTCATACCATTTCCTCGATTTCTTCACAACAAATAACTCCACCATTGATGGAGAGATACAATTCGGCAACAGCCTTAACGTAGAAACACATCACTCGACCAGTCTTTGTAATCAGCACGTATTTCATTCGTTCTCCTAAGCAGATGACTCTATTATACAGTAACTATGCAAGATGTCAACAACTAAATTGAGAAAACCCTACACTTGGTAGGGTTATTTCTGGAAAACGAAAGTATTACCCTCCTCGAGAGGCTCCTCGACTTGTTGGTCGGGCTGCGATTCGGTTCACTGACTGTTTTACCATCTTAGTTGCTTCGCCTTTGCTCAATCCCCTTGCTTGAAGTTGCTTACGAGCCTTCTTCTTGGATTTCTTAAGAAGTTTCTCTGCGTGCCACTTGTCGGCGAATGTCATTGGTTTGATTTCTTCTGTCATTTTATTTTCCTGTATCTACTATGTTAATGTTAAGGATAACTCTTCTATTACTATTCACTGGATGCCCTGCAGTATGATACTGCATACCATCAAATATAAGTAAACGATTAGCCTTTGGTGGGATAGAATGCTCTATTGTGAACCCACTACGGGTGAAGTTGCTCGCATAATTAGTCTTTTCTTCTTCTGTAGAATCTTTACAAAGTGGAGTGCAATTAATCGGTTTTTGTATCTGGTGGAATAATCTTGTATCACCATCACTATCATTTAAATACAATATGGCAGTTTTATGGGCTGCTGGTGAATCGATATGTGGTATATTATAGGTTTCTGCTCCAACGCCAATCTTTGGCCATTTCATCGCAGCACGTACCCTTAATAAGTTTTCTTGCGGATATCCTAACTTTATCATCATGTTATAGAAATACTCCTCAAGAATACCATATTCTTCGCTAATATAATTTCTTGGACGATCGAACAGTAAACACTGCAAGGCATCTGTTTCTACTGCTAGTGGGTCTTCTACCTTTAACCAATCTGGAACAGATATATTTGGAATATAATACCATGGCATGGCTGGTCCAAGAATTAGATCTTGTAATTCTTTGAATTTATCTTCTGGAAAAAAGTTATCAATTATTTGCATAGGCTTCGAACACGAAATTTAATATGATTCTATCTTTATGTATCACTGGATTAGAAGAGGCGTGATATCTGTTCGACTGGAATATGACAGCACGATTCTTTTTAGGTTTTATTCTCTGATTAACAGTTAGTTTATTTGGGTGCGGTTCACCCATAGTAAAGAACTCATTAAATAAAAATGTATCACCATCACTATCTTGTGTATAATAAATCATAGAATAACATTTATCTGAACCATCATGATGTGGAATATTATAATGGGTATCAGGTAAGTTCTGTTTAGTTAAAATATTAGACTTGATTCTGCAGATACCAGTAATGCTAAATTCTGGAACTTTATCTTCTAATGAGTAAATTAGTGGTTTAATATACTCAAAGTAGAATGGATGGCAGTGATTAACTTCAGCATCAAATATTGGTGAAGAAAACTGCCCACAGTCCATTACATTATTATCAGAGTAAAGTTCTCCTAGATACTCACCATATTTTAAATCAGTTGAAGTATGTCTTAAATACGAATATTGTAATGTATCAACCATATCTCTTTCGATAGCATCGGCATATCTTGGAGTGATTAAGTTATCAATAATCTTAATCACGTTTCGCTGCCACCCATATTCTTGATCATCTTTTCATTATCTGCATTTTTTAATACATTAACCCAATCTTCGTACATTCTGTGGATGTTTGACACAATAAGAATACGCTCTTGATAAACTGGCTTGTGGTAATCAGTAGGTTCAATAAAGTGAATCAAATAACCTGGACTCACAACCAACATACCTTCTTCTAATCGCAGACGTTTGAATGGACTAAACTGGTTGTTATAATTAACTCCGCCACGTGGATCGATAAAAACCATGTTCCCTGGATTATCATTATTAAGATTAATATAGAATACACCAACACCTAAAGTAGAACCATGGTGATGTGGAGTGATTCTATACTCCACATCGGCGTGGATGTGTCTGAAATAACCTTTGGCAATGCGCATTGGTGGTAATGGCATCTCAGAATGCAGAGTCAATGTCTTCTCAGCTAATTCTAATTTCTTTTTCTGAACTTCTAACATAGTGTCTGGCAAGTCAGGTAAACTCCAAACATCAACACTATTCTTTTGTGCTCTTGGTAGGACATACTTACGCACGTCATCTTTCAATTGTTCAATAAAATCCTGAGAGAATGGACGAGAGACACCAATTGGTGTTGACCATAACTCATGTATTGTTTCTTGTCCATTATTAACAAGGACGGTTTTCTTACCGTTGTCTGTCATACTCATATGTTGGGGTTCCGTTATACTTCTCTAACTCTGAAAACTACAGCATAGCGCATTTGATCTGCCCATGGTGCAGTAGGCTTTGTTGTATGTAAAGCTCTTCCATCATATACAATAACTCTGCCTGCAACTGGCGATACTATTGCATATGGATAACCAACTCCAAATTCTCTTGATTGCCCATAACCTCTTTGAAATTGTTGATTATCACCCGTTGTGTCATCATCACTATAAAACACATTCTCTGCCATCCAAGTTGGATACCACTGAAGATTAGCTATGTATAAAATTGTATGATGTTTGGTATTGCTTAAATCAATTGTATCTCTATGTATTGCATGAGAACGTTTAATAGTTTCATTCGGTTGTGCATTTACATAGCAAAGAGAATATGCATTAGGTCTTAGCTTTGGGTCAGCCATTCCTTCTGTATCACCATCAATAACATATTTGTTTCCAAGTTTAGAGTTGATATCATTCCACAACTCTTGGATAACAGGATGACCTTCACCACGTAATCCAAAGACGCAACGATGCATGTATTGGTTATTGATAGAAGGTATAGTATCGTCAAGATACTCTTTTTTGTTGTCGATTGGTTTGTAGTAGATTACAGATCCAGGTTCTGGATATGAGACATCCTTGCGAGTTGCATGGAAAGTTTGTCGTTGGATGTAATCCCAGACTCTCCAACGGAGATCATCTGGGATTAAATCGTCGAATGATTGTACGCTATAAGTTTTCATAAATGTATTTATATCATATAGGAACACACTGCCAATTATTCTAAACGTGCTAACAAATTTAGACTTTGTTTATCTGAAACGACTCGGAGTACGACTTCCAAGCTCAGTGTGCTGCTATATGATAGTTGGTAGAGATAATCTAGGTTTCTCGTTTATCGCACCATGCTCGCCCTAGCGCCTAGGTAGACCAACTTACCATAATAAAACACATTCTGCTTTCTCGTTTTTCCTTTCGAAACTACTAGACGAGTACCCCTGCTATTCAACCTTGGGTGCTGGCGATTTGCGGCTCACTTAGATCAATCTGCAGATATCTCGTTTGTGATTGAATGTGTTTTATTATAGTGACTGTTTAGTCTGATAACAGTCAAAGAGTTGTTGTAAGTTTGTTCTAGACCAAGATTACATTTAGCTTTCGCAAGGCACTCCACGTTTGAGCCTTCTGGTTAGATACCATAATTCAATACACTCCCAGAAGAAGTCATCCTTCTGTAACCATTACACTTCTCTTGATTAGATCATGACCCTAACCTCAAAATGTCTTGACACGACTGGCTATGCCTGCTATTTGACTAAAAGTATATTGAATTATAGTGTCTGGTGATTACGCACACCAGACAATGCGCCCGCCCCTAAGCGACTAGGTTAAGCCAAGTCGTAACGTGGATTCATCAATGCCTTCAGCATGATGGCTTCTGGAGTGAATTGCTCAGTGTCTCCACCAAGAACCGCTACCATGATAGCTGGGCTGAACCCAGATACCAAAGCCACACCACGTGTGTCGTACTTAACTGGGACGTTGTCCTTAGCGTTAAGATTCCAGAACACGATCTTTGGCAGTTCGTATCCTGCATCTTCGAACTTGCGAGACATCATCTTCATCGCAGTGTCGTCGAAACGAGCACAGTGATCGAATTGCATGTCTGACATGATCAGAAGCATTTCTGGCATTTCTTCTTGAGGAACATTACCATTCTTGGCAGTAGACAGGATCTTGTCCATAGCCTTAACCAAGTCAGTATTCATACCCCAGTTAGAAGATGACATTTGTTGACACTTCTCAACGATGTTACCCTTCAGGTGCAACAGTTCTGGTTCGCCAGAGAAAGTCAGGAATGTATCCTTGAACTTACCCTTGTTCTTGTCGGCAACGTACAATCCCAGAGAGATCGCAACGTCCATACAAGTAGTCACAGACTTGGAGTCAGCACCACCTGCACGGCAAGACATTGAACCAGAAACGTCCACCAATGGCAACACGTTAGCGTCACCGATGAAGTTTTCCATGGCTTCCCATTGCTTTTGCACAACTACCAATTCGTTTGCACTGAACTTGTTACGGTATGAACCGATAACACCCTTCAACACATCGTATGGGAATACTGCACCAGCATTTACCTTCACCTTTGGGTCATCACCCTTTACCAACGCAGTCACGTACTCAGCGTACTTTGAAGTGTTACGTCCAAAAGCCTTTTTGTAACGTGCGTGAGCAACAGATGGAACATGAGAGAAGTTGATTTCGTCCCATTCTTTGGCACACATGCTTTGTTCAACCACTTTAGTCATTTCGACCAAAGACTTACGGTAGAACTTAGGTGACATACCGAAGAACTCACGGATTTCTCGAGCAGTCTCACCTTTACGTGGAGTCCACTTTGCAGCCAGACCATTCTTCGCACGCAGAGCGTCACCAAGCATAGTGTAGGCTTGTGCCTTCAGAGGTTGAGTCTTGAAGACAAACAAGTCATCCCAACGACCAACTTCTGGCACTTTCGCCAGCAACTTTGCAGCTAGATCTGGACGAGTGTTTTCTAATTGAACCATGATTTGACGAAACAATTCACGTTCACCAGCACCACCACGTGCGTCACGTAGCCACAAAGCCAAGCGCAAGGCAAGGTCTTGATCTTCTACTAGAGCAGCAGTGAATTCTTTGGTGATGTTCTTGCCACGTGATGCGCCAGCTTTGAAGAACAGGTCTACAAGAGCATTGGCAGTGGACTTACGAGCAAGCATACCATTTTCGGTGCGTGCTTCTTGATTAACAACGGCATTAACAAAAGTGTTCATATAAATTTCTTTCACATAACAGGCGAGATTTGCCTAAAAACAACAGGTTAGTTTCCTACTTTTTTGTTTTTCATGAGAAAATCGAAAACTCATTAGACGGTGGGGGAGAGAGCGAACTCTCAGCGTATCCATCGTCAGTCCTTAGTGGATACGAGATCCTAAGAATTGTTTGCTGAACCTAACCTAACGAAACTCTATTATACTTCACACATACAATAAAGTCAACAAAAATAACGGGATGAACGGGTAAATAATTTTGGTTACTTAAACCATCGTGTTCCTTTCGGCTTAGCCCCACGAGAATCGTCCAGTTCACTGGTATAGCCTGACAAGTTCAGGCAACTTGGTACACATTCGGGTGTAACTATCGAACTCCTAATAGGGGTTCCAAGGCATAAGAGCATGCAATAGTCTTTCCAGCCTAGTTTCAGTTATGACGCCTTACGACGTTTCCTCCTGTTGAAACTACTCTTTAGGCAGTATTGTTTAATATGCTGCAATCATCCCAATTCAAACTAAATTATACATCATCTAGTCTTGCAAGTCAAGCACTTTATGCTGCTTTGCGATTAGACAAGATGTGTTTCATTCTATCAGCGCAGTAAGATGCAGCGAATGCGTTTGGCTTAACCAAAGGAATCACGTTGCACATACCACGGATGTAGCCAGTTGCTTCGTTGATTACGCAAGAACTACCATGCATTTCGTTTGGGTTGATGTCTAAGTGGACTTCCACTTCTCTGTCTTCCAAAACGTCATGTAGCTTTTGATACAATTCAGCAATTTTATAAACTTCATTCATCAAACGCATACGTGGACGATTCTTCTTTTGATCGTAGTCACGTTCACGTTGTACTTCACCGAAAATCTTGCAGCCGTGTTTACCATCAATGTGAACAACAACAGCAAGTGTGTAATCTGCATACCAGTCTTTACCAATATTAAATCGTTCAGAATCTCCACCGATGTAGATTTTAGTTTCTGGACTTTGAGCCTCGATGAATGCTTTAACTTCATCGATATCGATTTTACGCATATTACACCTCTTTCACCTCATTAAAAAAATTGGAGCGGGATGAGAGAATCGAACTCTCAACAACAGATTGGAAATCTGTAGTTTTACCATTAAACTAATCCCGCAATATTTGGCGAGCCGAGAGGGATTCGAACCCCCAACATATGGTTTTGGAGACCATCGTTCTGCCAATTGGAACTACCGACTCATGTTTTGTAAGACCTCTTGGGTCTCATCATTATTTCGAGTCAGCTTTTCTTCTGCCTCGGAATTCTGTTTGTTTTTGTTACCCCAGATAGCATCGTATCCGTTGTCCCATTTATCTTTATCTTCTGGACGACGTTTGTCGCCTTTACCACCATCACTCATACTTACTCCTATAACCACTCAGCAAAGAAATACTGATTGAGTTTCTTTGGTACAGATTTAGTTATTCGTTGTCCATGAAGAGTACCACCCTTCCACGACACCATTCTATTATACACGTTCTTTACTTCACATGTCAAGTCGAAGTTGTCGTCGTGTTCTTTACGCATACGCTTAAATTCTTGTAAGTCTATCTTACCTGCACGATACAACTCACCTGGAATTGTATATTCGTCAATACATCGTTTGACAATTTCTTGTTCATCCCAATCAATATGATCTTTGAATCTATGTATTGTTACTCCAGATTCTGGATCTGGGTTTGGTGTGAGTAAAATTTGCCCACAAAACGCCATTCTGTATTCTTCAACTGTTGCTCTGCAAACATCTGGATTCTTACCGTCCATATGAGTAGTCGAAACATTAAACAGTTCGTCTACATCGTTGTACTGATGTTCCATAAAGAAGGTAGTCAGTTTAATCTTATTAGGATCAACACCATGGATAGAACAAAGAGCATTCTTTACTCCATCAAATGTAGGCTTACTCATCATCTCTAGACTAATACTTCTGTTTCCAGTACCACAACCAGAAATAGGAAATTCGTTAACCAATCCAAGTATATAATCTGGTTGTGTGTAAAAATTATCAAGAACTTTGATGTCTGTTATCATAATTTATCTATCTTAAGTTTTGTGTTTCTTGGTTCATACTTAAATCGATTGAACCAATTCTTGTGTATCTTAACAGAGAACGAAACATCATTTTGTTTGATGCAGTAGTACAGATTTTTATACAAAGATGATAGTAAGTTCAACTCGTACATATCTCTGTATAACTCATCAGTGATATCATCTTCGATATCTTTAGTCCAAATTAAAGCAACTTTAGTTTTCTGAACTCTCACAACAACAGAAAGGTTATAAACTACTTTGTTATCTACAATTATAGAATCAACACCAAGCGAAATGCTATCACCATCAGATATTCTTGACGCTATATGTTCTATGTCTAACTCATGAGCCATTAGAATGGTATCCAATTTTCTTCTTCACGCAATGAAGAATGTATTCTAATAAGAATCATAAGAAGTGGTTGCCCATCACAAGTGACAGTAAATTCTTCTTTATGGTGCGGAGATATTAGAATAGTTGGATCATTCAACTCGATCTCTTGAGTCTGGCCATCTACTGAGAAAGATAGTTTATTTACATTCGGATTTGCAAACAACACACCAAAGTATTCATGGTCACGACTATCAGTCACTCTTGTATTACTGTGAATCAAAACTGGTTCTGCGCTCACGAAGTATTTTTTGAAGTTGGTATTTGGCCAGTTACAGTAGAACGCATCTTGAATCATCTCGTATAGATGCCATGTGTGAACAGACATGGTATTAAACAGATGCTTATGCTCTGGAAAGTTTACCATGTAATCTACAAAACCATCAGTTAACTTTTGGTCTTCTCTAGTAACAAAATATTTTAGATATTTCTTTGCCATATCACTCGAAACAAAAATTCATTATACACCTAATATCAGTGGTTGGTTTGGATCCATGGTGCTGAAGGTTACCATCAAACACGATAACATTACCACGTTTATGTTCTGATCTAACCAACTCACTACCATCTGGATTATACAGAACTGTTGGTCCATCACTTTCGTTTATATAATAAACAGCACTGTAGTATGGAGTCGGAAAGTTTGGTAAATCTACATGTTTAATCGGAGGATTAACACCTGCAGTAACTAACTGTAGTTGACATATCATATTGTGTATCCTAGTAGCACCTAACTTTTCTGGGACTATCTTAAACACATCATACATTTCACGATCCAACATTTTACCATTTTGATAAACAGGGTGGCGAAACGAACTTATATTTCTCTTAGCTTCGTCGCTAACATTATATGCATTACTCGTGTAGGCTGAGAACCTATTAAATATCCACTGAGTGTTAGCATTAAGAACAGATGCCTCTAAAAGATTTTGCTGTTCTTCAGTTAATAAATTTTCTACAATTTTATACATATTTTTGGTGCCCCTCACATGATTCGAACACGTGACCTTCACATTACTAATGTGCTGCTCTACCAACTGAGCTAGAAGGGCATTAAATTTTGGCTCTGCATCTGGGGTTCGAACCCAGCTAATCATTGATTAACAGTCAAGTCCGTGCACCTAGCTCGGATTCTGCGGAATAACATCTTGCCAACGAATGACAAGACTCTCATTATATGTATCTCGATTTCCCTTACGCTTATTTTCAAGCGAAGGTAAGTACTGCAAATTATCTTGGTGATGTAAACCACCCCTTGATATTGGAACTATGTGATCAACTTCACATCCTTCTGGTTTTGCCTTGTAGATTTTATCAATCAATGCAAGGTCAGCATCGACAGCTAGAGCATTTACCTTTCTAGCTTGATACCTACGAACAGTTGCCAATCGCCTTGCAGCGATTTCTTCAACTGGCTTCCTGCCTTTTTTATCCCAATACTCAGTCGTTCTCTGACGCTTTATTTCTTTCATCTCATTAGAGTGTTTCCAACCAGACTTACCTTTTGCTGGATGTCCATTTTCCTTGAATGTTTTACTGACAGAAACACTCTTCTTTAGTTTGTCTTCATCTGACCATGTTCTAGAATTAGCACAAGATTTAGAACAGAACCTTCCACTCATCTCATGTTCAATTCCACATTTAGGGCATATCTTCATAAAGACCTCATAACTGGTGCGGATGGTGAGACTCGAACTCACAAAATTTGGCTTCTAAGACCAACACGTATACCAATTCCATCACATCCGCATAAACTTTGGTCGGAATACAAGGATTCGAACCTTGGACCCCCTCGTCCCAAACGAGGTGCGCTACCAGACTGCGCTATACTCCGATAATTGGTGCATCGTGACAGTTTCGAACTGCCGACCCGCTGCGTGTAAGGCAGCCGCTCTACCACTGAGCTAACGATGCGAAATTTATTACACACTACTTATCTTATTATACGCCATGTGTAAGGGCGAGGCTCTGGTGGTGATGGTTGGATTTGAACCAACGACCATCTCCGTATGAAGGAGGTGCACTACCACTGTGCTACATCACCATATTGAAACACACTTACCAGAATCGAACTGGTGACCAGATACTATCGATCCAGCTATGCTCCACATAACAGCCTAGCTTCAGCTGTAGTATGCTTCAATATGGTGCCCCATGACAGAATCGAACTGCCTTAGCCTGATTACAAAACAGGAGTAATACCAATATACGAATAGGGCAAATAACAGAATCGCTTTTTACGTGCTACCATTACACCACACTGAAGACCAACTCAGCGCTGGGATTCGAACCCAGACCCTCTTTTTTACAGAAAGATTATTTTTAATTGCTGTAACGATTCTAACGGTCTTAATCAACAGGATAGCTTTTGTCGCTAGACAACCATAGTTAGCTTTGTGATTGCTGTAACTATCCTAAAACTGGTTGCGGGTGGTGGAATCGAACCACCTATCTTCAGCTTATGAGACTGACGAGTTACCATTTCTCCGACCCGCAATAACTTACTTCTTTGACCACTGCCAGATGTCATCACGTGTCATCTTGCGTTGGTCACCTTTACCGTACTTTGTCACCATAACATGTATGCGTGGAACAATATACATGAAGAACATGACATCATTCGCTTTGCTTCTCTTCTCAACAGAAGAGTACATTTTACCTGCAAGAAACGCTCTTGCCAAGGTAGTTGCTCGGGATTCGTTACGGACATTCCAACGACGATGGTTAATCAACTCATCTAGCTTTCGTGCCAGAGTAAACGCTGATGTCTCGTCGCTTGAACGATGATACTTGATTTGCTTCTTAAGTTTAGCTTCTTCGTGACGAATAACTTGTGGCTCAAGAGCGAGGTGTTTTGCTTTAATTTTTAGTTCGATACTCATTTAATTTCTCCTTGTGTTATAAAATTGTTTTCAATGCCCAAGAAGAAACTTACGGAGGGCGAATCTACAAACGGAAATCTTTCATCTGTTTTCCTTTCAATAAAAAGTTGGTGCGTCTGACAGGAATCGAACCTGCTCTCTGGAGTTTTAGAGGCTCTTGCTATACCATACAGCTTCAAACGCATAATTGTATTTAGCAATTAAATTTGTAAGTAGTGCCACCATCATTATAGGCACCATTCACCCGTGTAATAAACTCGAGCGGGACTCGGTACGTCACTTGGGATACTAGTCCAGTTAGCAACCAAACTGCGCCGCTCTTCCGAGCAGCTGGGAGTTGAACCCATCACCTTCTACTATTTCGTCCCTTCGAAGAAGACTAGATAGCGTGACATTCTCTTGCTGACACTCACAAAACTTGGCGGTCTTATGGGGTAACGATCCCCATCTACAGCAGTGACAGTGCTGTGTGCGTCCATGAACACTTTAAGACCAAAATATGTGGCATTACGAACTTTAGCCGTATCTCTATCGTGGATACCGAATAGACCGACTGGCGTCGACCCGCACATGTAACACGCCAGACCCTTTGTCTGGATTGACAAGCAACTGACGTTGCTCGATTCTGGTGGATGCCGCTGGACTCGAACCAGCAATGCCGTAAGGCGGAAGATTTACAGTCTCCTGGGGTTACCAATTTTCCTACACATCCAAAAACTTGGCACACGATACGGGAATCGAACCCGTCTTACCAACGTGAAAGGCTGGTGTCCTAGCCGATAGACGAATCGTGCATATAACTATTATACATCAACTTGCGCTGCAAGTCAACAACTATCTGGAGTACGAGGTGAGATTTGAACTCACGATTTTACGGATTTGCAATCCGTTGCAATTGACCACTCTGCCACTCGTACATAAACTTGGTGCGGATAGCGAGACTCGAACTCGCAGAATCCTGCTTTTGAGACAGGCACGTATACCAATTCCATCATATCCGCATGGTGGGCTGAGAGAGAATTGAACTCTCACTCGATCGATTATGAGTCGACTGCTTTACCATTAAGCTATCAGCCCAAACTGGTGCGCCCAGAGGGATTCGAACCCCCGACATGCGGTGTAGAAGACCGCTGTTCTATCCAACTGAACTATAGGCGCATAAACTTGGTGCGAGTGGCGAGACTCGAACTCGCAAACCCAAAGGTGGCAGATTTTAAGTCTGCTGCGTATACCATTCCACCACACTCGCAAATTTGGCGGAGAGTGTGGGAATCGAACCCACTCACCATATCACTACGATGACAGATTAGCAATCTGCTGCATTACCATCCTGCCCACTCTCCAATTATCTTATACGTCTTATCAGTCTCAACCAATAGTACTTTAATCCACGAACTGGGATCTCAAAATAGAACCCCACTTCTTTCGGAATGGAGCCATATGCTTTATCTAATGTTTCTTTTGCTTTTGGCATTCCATTCTCCTAATGTTGGCCACGATTTTTGTCATTCTTACTTAGGCTAACGACGACTCCCTAAGATCAGTTGCAACACATTACATTGTTGGTCCATTGCCGTTTTTGAATCCGACAGTACCACCTTCGTTCTGAATGCGCTTGATTACGTCTTCAAACAAGATGGGTCTGAAGTCTGTCTGTTCGACGCACACGCACTGATAACGAGGATCGATTCGTTCAACACCGTACTGGTCAGTCTTCATAACACGATTGGTATGAGTGTGACCATGGATGTTAGTACCGAAACGATACAAGTTGCTTTCATGGACTGGGATATGAGTTAAAATCATACCATTCATCACATGTGAACCACGAATGTCTCTAAAGAATGGAGTGTATTCCTCTAATCTAAAGATGTCGTGATTACCTTTAATTAAAACCTTGTCACCATTCAAACGATGCATAATCTTTAAGGCTTTACGGTTAATGACAACGTCACCTAAGTGATAGACTTTGTCAGTTGGACGAACTGTTTCGTTCCACATCTTAACCATGGCTTCATCCATTTCTTCAGGATCAGTCCACGGTCTAATCTTCGTCACTCCGTCAGCTTCAGTAAATTTACATACACCCATGTGACCAAAGTGCGTATCGCTTACTAAGAATACACTCGGCATATCAAACTCCATTTCAAGTTAAACAACAGGATGCTTATTTTTCAATTACAAGTTGAATTTTTTTGCTTGCTGGACGCATCCTAAAAGTGGCGGAAAAGCAGAGGAGTCGAACCCCATCCCATTTCTGAGAACCGAGTTTTCAAGGCTCGTCGCCGCACCAACGCAGCTGCATTACTTTCCATATTTGGCGGAGATAGTAGGATTTGAACCCACGAGACCTTTCGATCTGCTTGTTTTCTAGACAAGTGCCATAAACCAGACTCGACCATATCTCCATTATACAACAGGATTCGCTTTTTTTCATTAACAGTGAAATTTTTAATTGCTGAATGAATCCTAAAACTGGTGCGGGGTAAGAGAATCGAACTCTTGACAAGACGTTGGCAACGTCCTATTTTACCATTAAACTAACCACGCATAACTGGTACCTCTGGAGAGAATCGAACTCCCGTCTCAGCGTTCGTAGCACCGTATTCTAATCCGTTGAACTACAGAGGCATAAATTAGTGCACATCTATCAATTGGGACTCTTACCCCAGTGTTTCTCAGCATCCAGTTGCCCTTTGCTGACGCAGTATACACTGCAAAGACGACCGAGATGGCGGGATCGTCTACTGTTTACTTTTCGGTTAATTACTCCGACTAATTCTTGGTCTCCGTAGAAGGATTCGAACCTTCACCCCACCGCCCCAAACGGCGAGTGCAACCTGATAACACTTTACAGAGATAACTGGTACTGCGTACGGGTAACGATCCCGTCTAGTCAGCTTGAAAGGCTGATGACCTCACCTGAAGTCGAACGCAGTATAAAAATTGGTGGACAACAATGGGAATCTAACCCACTTCTTTCCCCTATGCTGTTAGGGAATTTCATGCCAGCAGCAGGCAATTGACACATCAAGTCCATAATTGGTGGAGACCGAGGAAATCGAATCCTTCTAGACATCCTCCTTGCAAGGGAGAACCGTAGCCCACTACTGTCCCCAAATTAGGGTTAGTTTCTATAGCACCCATTGAAACTAACAAACGTTGAGTAACCATACATCAAAACAAGATTACTATTTGCTCTGGCTCCGTGTGTGAGGATCGAACTCACCTAATCATTGATTAACAGTCAAGTCCTTGCACCATGCTTGGATTTCACGGAATAAAAATAACAGGATGATTTTGACGAACATGTCAAATTATAAGTTTGGTGTTCTTGTTGATTGCAGAACTCATCCTAAAACTGGCGACGCATGGGAGAATCGAACTCCCGTCTATGGATAGACAATCCACGATAATGCCATTATATGAATGCGCCGTAACTTGGTCCTCTCGAAAGGAATCGAACCTTAGGTCTATCGCTTATCAAGCGAGTGCTCTACCATTGAGCTACAAGAGGAAATACTTTGGTGCCTATGAGTGGACTCGAACCACTAACACATGGATTTTCAATCCACTGCTCTACCATTGGAGCTACACAGGCAAATTGGGGAGATGTACGAGAATCGAACTCGTGATAACGGAATCACAACCCGTGGTTTTACCACTAAACTAACAACTCCATAAACCATATAGAAACACACTGGCTTGCAAGACTCCTACTAACCTTTCGATAGATGTCGCAGTTAGTATTCAATGTGTTTTCATATGGTAGGGGCACAGAGAATCGAACTCTGATTACATGGTTAAAAGCCACGTACTTTAGCCGTTAAGTTATACCCCCATATGGTCCACTCTCTGAGATTCGAACTCAGCCTTCATAGGTTAAGAGCCTAGTATGCTGCCAACAACATCTAGAGTGGTTGTACGTATTATTTTGATTTTACGTGCCAACTCAGACCATACGGGGGATCTGAGTGACACTAACGTTTACCTGAACGTTTCATGCTACTCTCCTTGTTAAACTTACCAAATAAAAACATACTACTCATCTGCTTATTAGGCAATTTGAATGTTCGGCAGTATGTTTTTATTTGGCACCCGAGGTAAGAATCGAACTTACAATAACAGAGTCAAAGTCTGGTGTGTTACCACTACACTACTCGGGAACATACGACTTAGGCAATACTAACAGGGCATTCGATATCGGCGTTAGCCAAAATCACTTACCCCGACTTTCTAACCTAAGTCGCAATAAAAACTGGTGCAGATTGTTAAAGATCTAAAGCTAATCAAGAGATCAAGATCAGCGAGGCATTTATTATACATCAGCTAAGATATAAAGTCAACACCTTTTTGGATAACCTTACTAACCGTAGGGTCTTTCCAAGGTTTCATGGGAATCGCTTCTCATTCAACCTAAGACATAATCTTACATCATGTCAGCGTTACTGTCAACAACTTTCTGAAAGACTTTACTGTTAGTAGGGTTTCTTTCATCATCGTTCTTCACACTAACTAAGCATTGATTATACAGCACAAGTGCTTTACCGTCAACACCTTTCTTTAAAGACCCCACATCGTGGTAGACTATAAAGCAAAAAACCCTCGAGATTCACATCTTCGAGGGTTTTGGTAAAGAGACTTATTCTCTTACATCTTCTTACCAAAACCCTTCGTATCCTCAATCGCATAGCCAGAACCTTCTACAAATGATGGGCGTGTGCTTGTCCATCCGTTATTCAACGGTAGCTGTTTATGCATTTTGGAACAAGAGAGTAACATAGTAGAAAGAATTCTATCCTAGAAGTTGATTGAAGTCAAGTGGTTTGTTCAACCACCTGTAGATCTATTTAGACAATATCTTAGCTCAGTTTGAACTATTTGTCAAGTATTTTGAAATTATTTTAGTAAGTCTGCCACACACTGTGGAACTACTGGCTCCAACATCCTCTCAGGATGCCAAACAATACCAAAGATTGGAAGATGTTCATGTCTGAACGCTTCGATGGTCTGATCAGCCTCATGCATTGCAATTGGAATCATCCCTTTACCAAGAGTCTTGATTGTCTGTCCGTGGTAACTATTTACAAGAACCTTCTTACCATCCATCACAACTTCATGATCTGTTTTATCATGAGTTGGCACCAAATTCCAATCAATGTCATTCTTACCACCAGTAAGATCATTGATTGCAAAAGCACCATGACACACACCAAGGATCGGCTTTTTATTCTGCACGGCATGATAGAACAATGCGTTCTCTGTGTAGTTTCTAGCAACAGAATCAGTGCCACCAGAAAGAACTAAACAATCATACTCGATGTCAGGAACAAATCCAGTATTGGCTACTGGAATGAGATGATGACTGCTTAGAAAGGAGTACCAACTTCTCTCCAAGCAGTCAAACAAGAAATTATTTGGAGGGATCCGAAAATCCCTCTGTGAAATCAAAATTTTCATAACAAAGGGATTAGGTATTAGACGCTAGCTTCTTTACCATTGAACGCAACACATAGGTCACGATGTGGTTCGCCATACGCTTCTAGCATGATTGCTTGAACTTCTGGAGAAGCAGTCTTGAAGTCACCCAAAGATGTGCAAGAACATTCGAACAAGTCCCAAACCATTTCTTTAACATGAGAAAGAGCTTGTGCTTGGGCTTCTGGAGTTGTTACCAACTTCTCGAGCATCAAACGACCAATGTTAGAGTGGAACTTCTCGTCACGAGCAACACGGTCATAACGCTTCTGGATGAACTCATCACCAGCGCATTGAGCCATTGTTTGCCATACTTTAGCAGCACGACCTTCAGCCATGTATTGGTACATGTGCATCATGATTGGATTATCATGGGCTTCGTACTTCTGGATCAAAGATGCGCCCATACGAACGTCAACTTTACCATACTCTTTCCAGATTGCTTCTAGGTCTGGTGCTTCACCAGTCAAGTGCTCTAGAACTTCGTAAACGATACGGAAGTGTTCTGCTTCGTCCCATGCTTGCTTAGAAAGCAAACGGCATTCTTCTGGGTTAGTCAAAGCTGGTAGTTCGGAAACTTTCTTAGAAAGTTCGATCATGTTCATACGTTCGTTAGACAAACGGATGTGGAAGAAGTTAGCGAGCTTTTCTTTGTCGCCCTTTACTTCGTCGAAGAACTGACGTGTTTGGATCTCAGCCACTTTGTGTAGTGGCATGAAGGATTCCCACAGGTCGTCCAAGAATTCTTTTGCTGGTTTAGCAGTTGCTGTCATTTGAGTTTTCCTTTAAGTATAAAAGTTAAAGTGTTGTTGAAATAGAGGCACATCTTGTACCTCATATTCTATTTATAAGAGAAATAGACTCACTTTTGGTTATTTTTTGATAAAACTGTATCTACAAGAGGTTGCCACTGTTTTTCACGTGTTTTCACCCACAATTTCATGGCTTCTGGGTTTTGTAGAACCTTGTTTTGAACCAATAGGTTGTCATAGAAGATAGCCTTAACTTCATCAGAATTCAAAGCCTTAGTGAACTCTCGGTTGTACCATTCGATAACATCTTTCGGTACACCAGCTGGAAGCATTAAAGCCCACATTCCAGATACATTGAAATTAGGAATAGCTGTATCCATAGTTTGGGCTTCTGGAATCTGAGCTAATGGTATAATACCACTCAACGCTACAACTTGCACTCGTCCATCTCTATAGAATGGATTAGCCACTGCAGATGGGACGATAGCAAACCGTACATGACCACCAGCTACATCGTTCAATGCATCGTTTGGACCTTTGTGGTCTACACGAACAACATCAGAGAACTGAACTTTTGCAGCAATAGATTCATAGACCAGTCTAGCACCACCGCTTGCAGCAATAGTTACCTTCTCGGTCTTAAGAGCCTGAACCAATTGTTTTGGAGTTTTTACTGGATCGCCAGACTTAGCCACGACAACGAATGGGCTAGTAGCAATATGAGTTGGATAGACAAAACTATCAACATTGTATGAACGACCATCACCTTGAACAGAAACCTTGTCCATAGCTGCAATCCCTGGAACAGAGACGTTAGTTACAGAGTACCCATCAGCTGGACGCTTGCTCAATTCTTCAGTACCAATAACACCACCAGCACCTGGACGATTAGTGATAACAAATTTTGCACCAGTGTTTTGTTCAACTTGTTTAGCTAGGACACGGAATGAGAGTTCATTCACACTTCCAGGTGTCCATGCCATAATCGCTTCAATCGGTTTTGTCGGTTGCCACGCAAAAGCAGAAGCAGACATCACCATCAACAAACTAATTACGAGTTTTTTCATATTCTTTCATCATCCTATTCATAAAATCTTCATCAGATTCATAGTTAAAAGACCACTCCCAAAATTGTTTCAGGAGTGGTTTGGTTTCATTAAGCAGCCATTTCAAATTTGTAATCATATGCTTCTTCAACGATCTTAGCAGCTTCTGGAAGGAATGTTGTTCCTTTTGCAGAGATAGCGTATAAGTCTTTGCGCATTTCATTAGCCAATTCAGTGGCACGTGCTTGGGCTTCTGGTGTAGTAACCAGTTGCTCTAATTTCCACTTACCGATGTTGGAGTGGAATCCTTCGTCACGAGCGATCTTAGCATAACGGTGGCTAATAAAGTCGTCTTCAATAGTCTCAGCCATTTGATTCCAAACTGCTTCGGCACGACCTTCGGCGATTGTTTGATACAATGCTAGTGCTAGATCGTCAGTTTGTGCTTCGTACTTGTCCAATAGGCTAGCACCTTTATTCTTAATACGAGTTTCCCAAGATGCGGCTGCTGCTTCTAAGTCCACGGCTTCACCTGTGATGTGCTCAATAACTTCTTTTACCATACGGTAGTGTTGGGCTTCGTCAAGTGCTTGTTTGCTCAGCAACTGAAGTTCTTCAGTACTGGTGTTTAGTGGCATTTCTGCAATTTTCTTGGAGATTTCAATTAGGTTCATACGTTCGTTAACCATACGACCAGTAAAGTGGTCTACAAGAGTTTCCTTGCTTGGGTTAGATTCGAAGTATGCCTTTACCTGCATTGCAGATGCTGTGAATAAAGGTTGATTGGCTGCAGCTAGTTCGCTGACAAATTCTTTTGCGGCTTTCATCTTAAGTTCCTTTTGATTATTGACTGGTTAATCGCTGGGTTATTCAACGCTGGGATTTGTATTCTATTTATAATTCTTAATTCGGCTTGGGTAGGCTTTTAACGTAAGGAAGCCACTGTTTTTGTAGTTCTACCATATCTTTACGAACACCCTTTGGGCCAACTGATTTTGGGTCTAAGAAGATGTAGTTCTCTTCCATAAACTTCTTGTATTCAGCTGTTTTTAAGGCTGGAATGAAGTTCTTTTCGTACCAGTTGGCGATCTCTGGTGGGGTATTCGGAGGCAAAGCTACGTTCCAGCAACCATATACATTTAGTCCAGGAACTGAGTCTTTCATTAATAGCACTTCAGTAGGGATACCAGCAAGTTTAGTTTCACCTGCAATACCGATTAACTTAACCTTACCTGTAGAGACAAGTGTATTTGCGATAGCGATAGGCATAACACCAAACTCAGTGCCAGTTTTACCATCATATTGGGCTACGCTAGTAACTGCAGGCACTGGACCTTTGAAAATAATTGGTTGAACCTTCTCTTTGTTACCATTGACATTCTGCATAAAATATTCATATGCTAGGTAATGTGCAGAACCACCAACAGCAAAGTTGATCTCACGTCCAGATGTCACTTCTTTAACAAGTTCAGGAATACTATTTACATTGCTCTTAGAACTAGCAACAAACGCCATTGGGCTTTTACCGATGTTAGTCACTAGGGTTAGATCTAATGGACTGCGTGTGATTAGGTTAGAAAAGTGCACTTCTGAAAATAAGAAGCCACTCACACAAGAAGGAATACCAACAGTATAGCCATCTGGTTTGCTCTCTAGTAATTGCTTGAGCATGATGTTACCATCTGCTCCAGGTTTATTCTGAAGAACAAAGTTAGCCTTACCTGTATTCTCAATGTAAGATGTGATCAATCGAGCAGTAACCTCACCACCAGAACCCGCTGTAGTAGGTAGTAATACCGTGATTGGTTGTTTTGGTTCCCATGCATTGGCTAGTAGGGGGAACAATAGTACTAGTAAAAACTTTTTCAATTTAATTTATTCCTGTGTTATTTGGACAATCATACATTTTTCTTAGGGTATTTATTTCTGAGAAAAATTGTTTAATGCGTTCGATCATAGAAAATCTTTCATGTATAGTGAAGTTCCGTCGACCAAGTCCATGACCCAATAGTGATCAACGATATGATAATGAGATGTCTGAACTACTTTATTGGCAGCATAGAAATCAAGCCCACAATCTTTTAGAAACTTCTTCGAAGCCCACTTGTATGTCTTTGGATCTGGTGATAGAAACTTCTCTTCGTATCTACCAATAGACCATTTCTGAAAGTCTACTGTATCATAAAAGGCAAAGAATCTATCAGCGTTCGGCAGCGCACGTTGGCGGTTGACCTTACCCATCTGCCACTTAGAATTTAGTTCTATGAACGACAGATACTCTGGTACAGTTTTGATAGGAGCACCTGGAAAGTTTTCCATCATCAATCCCACCATCTCAACTTGATCTCTATCGAGATAGTCTTCCCATGCCATGGTAAACTCGTTTGGCTTTAATGTAAAGTATCTACCGTATAGTTGGTCACCAAGATAACCACTGACAATTATACCATCATCAAAGGTTGGAGTCAAAAGTGGTAGAGTAATATGACATTCAACATTTCTGGGAACAATATGTTTCTCCATCATATTAGCAGATTCAACAATGGAGCTAACGTTACAGAAAACCTTTAGTTGTTTTGGATCAGCAACTTCCATCAAAGCAAACAGTGCAGTTGTGCTGTCTAAACCACCAGACCACGAGATATTTATCTTCTTACCAGTAGCAACTAAACGCTCAGCAGTCTCTAGGCAGATCTGTTTGAATGGTTTGTTGAAAGAAGAATCATACTCAGGCAGTGGTTCGTACTCTGCCATCTTTAGATAGTGTGGCAGTGTCCTAGTTCTATCTTGGAACATGTCCATATTACCCTGATGGATTCTACCATCACTCATGTCCCACTGTTCAAGATTCAACTTCTGATAGATTGGTAGAACTTTATCAAAGTGTTCTGACTTGTAATGATCTAGCTTCGGAGATTCAATAATCTTATCAGCCCGCAGTCTGTGTATAATGCAGTTTCGAATCATTCTAATCTCAATCTAACAGGTAGGATGCCTTCACGAATACCCCAATTACCATTATGGTCAGTAACAATGACATAGTCTTTATTCTTAATGAATTTATCTTTGTTATCTCGAACATATTTTATAACAGATGGTGGAGCAATAATCATAGACTCTGGCACTAATATTTCATAAGCATCAGTGAACTTGGTAAACTCATCTTCATTAGAAGAGTCATACCAGAATATTTCTTTTAGAGTTCTTACATTACTGCCAATACATGGGTAGAATGGAATGCTCCATATCCATCCTTTAAGAATCGGTTCCATATCATGTTATAAGATGTTGAGCAAGAACCATACAAGAGATCCAAGCCCACAGAGTGTTGAACGCCACAAGAGTTGGCAGCAGCTTCTTATTGCTCGCCCAAATCAGAGTCACGCTTGTTGCAAGAGTCAAGAAGTACAACCACCAAATCTGGATACCAAAGATAAGTCCAGGGACGATGATAACTGCTTTAGCTGTCCAACTTGCAAACTCTACTATGTTATAGTCAGTCCAGTATTCTTTCGTGAACCACATCTTGTAACATTCAAGAATCTTGCGCCAGTTGCTATGGAAGTATGATATACCAATAAGAACTGACCATACTGCTGTTGCTACTAAGATCTGCTCAAGTGTCATTTTGATTCCTCTATTTTCATTCGATACTTCTGTTGTAAATTTTTGACTGTGGTGACTGACTTAGTATAGAAATGTTCAACCGATTCGCTTGGCACTTTCATACCAGATACCTTGAAGATCTCTTCAGCACCAACTTTTACCTGAGCATCGTTGAGAATAATAGCGATGGCTTTACGTCGGGTTTCGTCCATTGATTTTGGTGCAACTGTGATGTTGAAAACATAAGGAGCATCAATACCAATTTCATTTAGGGTCTTAACATTTGGTGCATTTGGAAGTCGAGTTGGACAAGAAGCAGCGAATGCTTGTAAGTTTGGATTCTTAGTCTTCATCGCTTCATATGATTCGTAGCGATCAACAACCATAAAGATTCCATTGTTGCCTGCCATGTTTACTAGAGCATCGTTATTTGATTTGAAGACAATGTACTTGACATTGAATTTGTACTTCTCACCAAGAGCCAACGCAGTTAAGTGTGTAGCATTACCGAAACCTACACCACCGACAGTAAGTTCTTTATTGGCATTGATTGGCCCATTGGTAATAACAGCCCAACAAGCATCACCAAGAGCATGGATAGGAATATAATCAGATTCAACCAACTTACCAGAAGCAATGTTCTCAACAAACGCTGGTGCAATGATACCAAGACTATTTGAGTCCATAGATTTTAATGCGATCATCTGATTACCACCTGGACGGAACTCCAACACAAAGGTATAGATCTTCTGCGCTTTGTTAGCTTCATCGATGATCTTATACATTGCAGGTGTGCCAGAATGTGTTGGGCTATAAGGCGATAAGATCTTGATAGTTTCAGACGCAAAGGCAGAAGTACACAACATCATTAGAGCTGCTAGAAATTTCTTCACACTTTCTCCGTTTCAATATTACATTTAACTAAAAAATTCAACCCATCTTCATTACGGTATGAGTTGCGATAATACACATGCTTGATGCCAGCGCCGTAAATTAACTTAGCGCAGTCCACACAAGGAGCATGAGTAATAAAGATACTAGCACCTTCTCCTGATTCAGAAGACTTTGCCAACTTAGAGATAGCGTTGGCTTCTGCGTGGATGACTTCTGGTTTAGTTACCAGTTTATATCTTTTCCAAGTGTCAGCGTCTTTGGGATACTGCTGTTCATAAACATCACCATCTTCACAGTAGACTTTATCTTCACAGTTGTTATCCCAACCAGCAGGTGTGCCATTATAACCAATAGATGTGATACGGTTATCTTTAACAACAACCGCACCTACATGTAGTCGCCTTGAACTTGACAACTGAGCGAATCGCTCGGCTGTGTCCATAAATGCTTCAATCCACTTTTGTTTCATTTTCCAAATCCAAATGGACACTTAGGGTCTTCCATAGCATCCATCGTTTCTTTTTCTTTCATCAATTTTTTATATCTAGTATTTCTAGAGCCTGAGCCAATTTCTGGAAACGATAATGGTATATTACCTTGTACTCCACACCACTCATCAAATGTAACTAAGTGGGTCTTCCATTCAATATCATTTTCTGTTATTGGTATCAAATGCATCATTGGTGTTCCAGCTAAAATAGTAAAGTCTGGAGAATCTTTTCTAACAAACATCTGTAAATTAGTCTGCGTTTGTAGATCATAATATGACAGTGCTGGTGGGATAATAAAATTATTGTTAAAATTATTAAGATTATATGTGGCAGGAATAATTAGAACTTTAATACCAGTCTTTTCTTTGATATGCCAGATTCCATGGAATTTAACATTAACAAAATCATCAAACATACCTGGAAATTGTAGCCTAGAATGTTCATGAACTTCTTGAGAAGAAACGCCCAATCTAGATTTTTTCTCTACAATAGCTTTATTGGGTTGACAAATGTAATCATCCCAGAATGGAATTATAGCACCTTGTTTATATAAACCATTGATACCACTACATAATTTCATAGTAGATGCTGGAACATCATTATTTGTTCTGGGGTCTGTCATAGTGACAGTTGGTGGCATCTGCTTGATGACTTCGGGGTAATACGGCATAGACTTGCGAATAGGATATATGTCATGAGCAGCACGATCATGCGTAAAGCAGTCAAACACAACTTTCTTTTTCTTAAACCAAAACATCATAATTTCATAATCCTATTGAGCACTTCATTGGCTTCTCTCATTCCATCTTCTTCCATCTCATCGTCAAACAATTCATCCTTGGCCATTTGGATCATAACCAAGACACGCATTGCATCTTCTCTGGACATAGCGTTGAGCATCATCTCGAATTCATCTGCTTCGAGACTCAGTAAAAAGAGGAGGAATCCTCTGTCTTCATCTTCAAGGTGTTGCACGTTTCTGTTCGACTGGAGGAGCAATAAAACCAGCTTCAGTTACAAGTTTAGCGGTAATCTTCTTATACAACTTGTGTAAGGCTTGATCTTTGATAGCGATAAGTGCTGTGGCTTCTTCTGGATGCACACCTTCTAGCAAAGAGATGAATAATGATTCACGCTTTAGTGGTGTAAGGTCTGCTCGGCAGAACACATACAAGCGACGCATCTCATTAAACAAGTTAGTCGGTGTCATACCCATAGGCTCAGCCGCTGGCTTAAATGGTGGTGTGCCTTCTGGAAGAATCATCTTCTTGGCTGGATCGAATGCATACTCGAAGGCTAGCTTTAGTACAGCATCACCCCTATAATTGTTAATAGCTTTTGGATCAGCATTGATCTCATCAAGCATTTGTGTCAGATATTTTCTCATTAAAAGTCCTCTAGGTCATCCAATAGTAGGCGACACTTATGTGTAATGAGATAGTTCATTATAGACATCTTGTCACCCTTCGGTTTGTTATTTAGATAGGTAACGATGACTTCTTCATCAACATCTGGTGGGATGTTATCGAATGCAACCAATACAGAGTTACGTTTCCAGTTACGTTTCTCTTCATCTGTGCGACAAGCATCGTAACCCAATTCAATAAACTCAGCAAGACGTTTAGCAGAGACTGGTTTCTGACGCTCACCTTTAACAAATACATCATCTTTGGAAAGAATGTTCGGGATACCATCGCCAGCATCACCCTTAACGATATGCTCAACCATAAAGTCTTGGATATCTTTCTTAGAAGCTGTGATAAACTTCTTGACCATCGGCGACCACTGATTCACATTTGAGTACAGTTGGAGTTGCTTGAAGTCTTTATCAGATGATAAGATCAAAACCTTCTGTGGTTCTTCAACAAGACCTTCTTGAACCAGTTGGTTAGATTGAACCCAACGAGTTAAACAAGCGATAACATCATCAGCTTCTGCTCGGTCTACGTGAACAACACGATATGGAAAGTGAGTGGCAATGTCTTCTCGCAACTCAGTCAACGTATCAAAGATTAGTTTCCAGTCTAGGTCAGATGCATCACGGTTCTTTTTACGAGAGGCTTTGTAGAATTCAAAGTATTCCTTGCGCCAGTACTTACGACCATCGCAAGCAATAACGATCTCTCCGTACTCTTTACCATACTTGCGTTTATACGACTTGATTGTGGATAAGGTTACATGACGAATAAGGTTCTTAACCTCAGACTCAGTACCTTTGAGTTCTCGTTGGAACGTAAGGATAGTGCTTAGGGCAACTTGGCTGTAATCAATTAAAATCATAATCTTGGGTCTTTTTTATTTAAGAAATGGGTGATACAAAACCTACCATCTCCTTTGTTGAAATCAAATTTATCGTTAGCTACCACAGGTGTCACACCATGCATGGTGCAACTTGGAAAAATAATAGCCCTATTTGGGATAGCTTCTATTGTTGCCTTTTTAGATTCATCTGCAGAGTAAAGAAAGACGTCTCCACCAGAAAACTTTTTATTATGTTTATTCTTAAATGCATAAACTAGAATAGTAAATATTGATGCATCTTTATGTTTATCATAATGGTCACCATCACCATAGTAAGACAATAGAGTAGATGGGCTGTCCATATCTCTATAAATTTTATACATGGGGTTTAATTCTATTACTTTTTTATAGAATTCATCTGATGTAAACTTAGAAAAGTTTATAGTAATAATTTTAGAAGTATTGGTGTTCTCAATAAAGATACCATGATTACTTTTAATAATACGAGAACCATCTTCAGATAATGCACCTGCAGTTTTGTTTGGTGGCATCAAAGAAGGTATCAGAGATATCTGCTCATCTACAATAGATTTATACTCTTCTTCATAATAAACCCCATCAACAACAATTGCATCTATACCTTCTGCAAGATAGTGGAATTCCATTAAAATGCTCCAAGCAAGATACACTCTTCATTCACTCGCCCATTTGGCACTGAAGGTTTGGTTGTTAGTTTCTTAAACGCACCATTGATAGCACGTTTACCCATCGCAAGACCTTTGAAGAATTCTTCTGGCTTGCGCAGTGTCATAGTCTTGGACTCTTTGATATCGAATCCGAGGATTGAAGTGCCTTTAACAGACAGAGTACCACCATCAGACTTATACACCGTCACCTTGCGGTACTTAGTATTATACACCCACAGTTCAGTGGCAGTCAAGATATCCTCTGCCTTACAAGACTTGAGATTAAGTTCAGCAAAGTCACGCATGAATTTCATCTTAGAAACCACTTTAGTTGGAGACACTGCCTTGCGTTTGCGTGGTGCACGATTAGCCTTAGCAGTCTGTACTTGTTGTTGGCAGTCAGAGATAATACCTTCTACAAATTCAGCAAAGCGTTTTAGTTCTCGCTTATTGAGATGGGAGTAACCTTCTACCAATTGTTCATCATTAGCTTCAATCGCTTCTCTAATTTCTTCGGCAGTACGCACAAAGATCTCTCCAATGCGTTTAGCAATAGGTCCAGCCACTTGATTAGCCAAGAGATAATTCTTTGTCGAAAAGTCAGACTTGCACTTATTGAGAACAAAGTCGTCAATAGCACCTTCAATTTCACCAGCAAGATCATGTGCCTTTTCTTCCATGCGGTCTTGAATTGATACTGTCGCCACTGGGACAATAACGGTTTTATCTTCTTTAATCTTTTTAGGTAATGCTTCTTTGCGGATGATATGAGTAACCATATTGTCAATGGTCTTCATATGGTCATCGCTCAGTACATTTTCATTTGACACGAGACGACAGAGCACACCAAGTTGGCGAACATCATAGTCATCTGCTTTATTGATAGCAAGCACTTCTGTTTTCTTGCCGAGTTTTGCGAAGTATTCCAAAGCGAATTTGCGAATCTTCTTTTCATCTACATTATCACGATACCAAACCAATGCGTTGGTCAGGGAAACATTGTAGTTGTCCTGATCCAACATTGGTTCGTCGATAGTCTTACGCAGGGTTGCGTGTGCTTTTGCACGTTTTGCGGTAGTCGCCATAGGTTCTTAGCCTCCAATTAATAATATATTATACCGCAAATCGGGTTAAGTGTCAAGCACTTTTTTGGACCCCTGTAACCTCCTCGTAGAGGGTCTCGAAGTCCTCGTGGTCTTGTTGCTCTTGTGTAAAGTTCTGCTTGTGGTAAGTCTTTGCAATCTTATTGATGATTTTCTTTGGGAGTTGGAACTCAGCATTGAGTTCTTTCACGATCTCTCGAATCAAATCACTCTCTGCCTCTTTGCGAGTCATTGAGTTGCTAATCTCTTGGATAGCGTCTTTGAACTTTTTACGGTCTGCTGGGGATGAAATCATATATTTCCTTAATCACTAGATGAAGAGCCACTATCAGAAGAAGAACTGTCCGAGTAGCTAGAAGAAGAATCGCTAGAACTGTAGCTTGAATAGCTAGATGAACTAGAAGATTCGTAAGAAGAAGATGGAGTTGGAGTGATAGTTGGTGTATCGTTATCCCAACGAACTGAACCAGATACAGTATCAGAAGAACTGTTCATTGCATTCTGAAGAATCATCATGGTCAACATATCACTGTTGTCATCAACAGCAACAGGACGACGATCTGCATAACGATTTTGATGAGCACGAGTCTCAGTCACTTTAGTTGCAGATACTGGAGTTGTAGACCACTGAGACATCTTAGATCGACGTTCAGCACGGGCTTGGCGTAGTCGTTCGTTGTTTTCTTCAATCTCACGCATCACACGTTCATGGCGTTCTTTTTCAAGACGAACACTACGACGATGCGCCCAGAAGATGCCAGCGCATAGAGCACCAAATGCTAATGCGAATGCAATTTCATATTCCATAATTAAGCCTTGAACTTAAGAGTACTTTCGCCTCGGAAGAACATACCCAATACAACCACAGCACACCAAGTATCAAACGACACTGGAATTGCAGCTGCTGGAATCAACATGTTCACTGACCAGATAACAGCCAAGGGGAACAAAACCACCACTGCAATAACCAACAACAAAATCAAAATTTTACTCATAATAATCACCTTTTAGTAAGAAATAACTGAACTCAAACGGAAAGAGCGCCATTCGCTTTTTTCCATATCGAAAACTCGGATAGCGGATCCAACAGTGCTGCTAGTTTGCGCCTCTGTTGACTTTGGTCGCTTGTCTGCTGGAATTTTAGACTCGACAAGGGTGCATCGCATGGTACGCTCTGTACCATCTGCTTTGGTAAACTTGACTGTGGCTTCATTAGTGCGCAATTTTTCAAGAAGATTTTCCTTTAGAAGATCAAGGTTGGTTTGTTCTAGGCTCATCATCAAATCTCTCTTTCATATTATATAAGAATGGTTTAAAAAACTCATCAAACTCACGGTTAGTGAATAACATCTGGTACTTGTTGTCCAAGATGTAATCACCAGTATCATCGGGCAGCTGTTTACGAAGCGTGACCTCAATGACATCATAGTCATGCTCAATCACATCTACAGTAGTCATAAGACCACCACGAAACAACTCACCCTTGTAAAGAACTTTGCTCTCTTTCATAAGAATCTTTCTTGTGCTTAGGTTTGCGATTGTACTTAACCTTGCTCTCAACTACACGCATGCGGTACTTGGGAGTTCGAAGGTCTTTTGCGACCAAGTCTCTAGGTTTCATACTTTTATTATACGCCATATCTTCTTACAAAGCAACTTTCATTGTAGTGTCTCGTGGGTTGCAAACGGTGTCTTCTGGTCTGCAATTAGTTCAAACAATAATTCTTCTACTTCTTGTAGTTCTTCTATTGTCACATCAGTCGCAGGGAGTTCACCTTGCAACACTCTCATCATAACTGCCTGACGATCTTCTGTCATTCTTTCTCTCCAAAAATGTTGGACCACTTACGCAGTTTCTCATACTTTGCTGCCTTAGCTTGCAAGATGATATCATTACTAACAAACTGTCGATCAATAAGAATATCAATCATACAAAGCAAGTCACCTATTTCTTCTTCCAAGTGGGCTTGATTAGTCTTACCATTATGACTGTCTGCAACACCGAATCGAAAAACTTTACTGATAGCTTGAATAACCTCAGCACATTCTTCTTGAGTGATTAACAGAACCTCTTGGTTCCCTTCACTAAGTTCTTTCAATGATTGTTCCATCGTCACGCTTAATTCACTCATACAATTCTCCAATATCAAATTCAAAACGCTCAGCCATTTGCTTTAGCTTTTCTTCAGGTACATTGTGGATGTTACCCCAGTTAGACTGACACACCATTACAGTTGGAACAATACCAAACTCTTTTGCAAGATCAAAGTAAGGTTTTAATTCTTTCTTTGTAGTAAACGTATTCGACACTACTGGACTTTGGCCATGTGTCATCATCTCACGAGTCTTATCTAAACACCATTTGTGTGCTTCAGCTAGACGAGTATACTCGAATTTGTACTCACCGTCAACCATCCAAAATTGGTCAGTCTCTAGATGCCAGTACCAACCAATCAAGTTCTTAGCAAGAGTGGACTTACCAGAACCTGGAAGACCACGGATTAAAAGCAGTTTCATATTTATCTCTTTATAAACTCTAACACAGTGAATTATGCCCTAAGTCAAGTGTTTTGTCAAGGGATAAATGAAAACCCCTCTTTGCAGAGGGGTTATTCTAGTTAGAAAACTAAAGGATTACAATAGTTCTTTAAATGTAAAAGCCATCCATACGTCTAACTTGGTAGAGTTATCAACACGACGCATACATAATGTCAACATATTTGGTGTAGTACCACCATGCATAGTCGCAGGGGCTTCATCTCCACTTGTATTTTTACCAATCATCACACCACTATGTCGCATAACAGCACCATTAGGGGTAAAACTATTACCTGTGTTAGAACCATACTTATCTTGATATAATCGATATTGAATTTTTGTGCCAAGACTTGACCAAGATGGAATCGCTGTCCCAGAGATATTTAACTCACCTTCGTACCATTCATAAACGATAGTTGATTGATTGGCATTATTATTACCAATTTCATATTCAATAATTTCTAATAAATCTGCAACAGTAGTGCCTGATGGATTAACTCGAAAACTCATCACTGGGCGCATAGTGTCATCCATAGTCCATCCACGGTTGACGTTTATAGAAGCATTATTATATGCAAATAAAGTTCCAGCTGATTCTGCAACAACAGCATTTATATCATTAACAACATTCACGTAATAGTCTTGTTCGTGTGACATTTAGTTTCCTTAGATCGGTAACCAAAGCCAGATGCCTTGGGTCATTAGTAATAGGGCAAGAGCGCCCACTCCCCAAGAACCCCAATACATGCGAGTGTCAACTGCAATGATGGAGGCTGATAGTAATACGATAGCTAACTGGAATAACATACCAGAGAATGTCAACCATGGGCTATGTAGCTTGGCTTCATTACGCATCTCTTTTAGATGAGTTGCTTTGGCAAGTAGTTCTTTCTTACCTTCCATTGACTTTGGGTCAGACTCGTAACGGTCGATCTTCTTTTGTAAAGCAGCCTTACGTTCTGGAGACTTAGCTTCTTCTAATTGACCTTCAGCGATAGCTTGTTTGATAGACTTGGCTTGAAAGAAGCCATATGTATCACTGGCTTCGATCAAGTTGGTCATGGCAGTGCCACTAAATGAGTTAGAGTAGTAAGTGTTCAGCGCTAAGAACAACGCCATAACAACGATTACTAAACCTGCTTTGTCTTTGATCGCAGCTTCACGTTCGCTGCGTGTCGGTACTTTTTTGATTTCTTCTGCCATATAATTCCTTTTCGTTTTGATTATTTATTACTTGATAAAAACTAGAACCTTGGATATAATTACGGCTATACCAACTACGCACATTAAAGCAACACCACCTAGGATTATAATAAGCCCTGCAGCCATTGCAAGACTATATTCCATAAGGCTGTCCCATTTCTTTCTAATAGTCATCTTCCTGTCCAAACTTTTGGTGCAGCTTCTTTTCTTCGCTGCTCTTCTGTTTTAGGTATCCAATCAGTTCCAAGATGTGGATACTTTTGGATTCTATCATTAACGACATAAACAAAAATCATACCAATAAATGAAGCAAATATTAAACCACAGATACCGATGGCGATTTCAGCACGCAGTTTTTCTAATCGGTGCTTTCTTCTTTTAGCTTCAAGATCTTGATTTCTCATTTGCTTGGCAACGAGAACACGTTGGGTCTGACCCATGTGCTTCATCATTGCTTCTACTTCAGTGTAAAGAGCGCCGAGTTCAGGTGGGGATTGGTAGACCATGAGTTCACGTAGATCCACAGACATCTGCTCTAGTTGCTTGCGCATTAGAACACGTTGTAGAGCACGTTTACCAAGAGAGGCTTCGCCAGTGTACACTTCGTTCTCAGCACGGCGTTCTTCTTCTTCGAACACAGCCATGCACTTATAGAAGTTATCGTAGTAAGTACCTAGATGTTCACCGATTTCACGGTAGATACCATCGTGTTCACCAGCGTTGGCTTTCTTGTTTAACTCAATGACTTCGTTCTTTTCACGAATGTATTGGTTCTTCTGCTCTATGGTGGGTGGTTTCTCAGGTGGGTGTAATTTATGAAACTGTTCGTCAAGATCTTTGAGAACGTCTTTGACTTCGCCAGCAGCACTCTTGATGTCTTTATAGAGCTTGCACCCCTGCTTCACCGCTGCCACAGCGGAGTTGGCTAACATAAACAGGGTTAGCGGATCCATATCACTTCGCCTTGGTGATAGGATTAATGGTTTGGTGGAGGTTTATCGAATCAGATTTGATTGATATAGACATAACAAAAAGACCACCACCGTGATCTTTTTTGCACATTGCAAGCCTTTATAGCTGTAAATTCATTACAACATATTTAGGATTTAGCTTTTTGCAATTCGTCTACTTCTAATTCTATTGTTTTCACTTGAACTGCTGGAGCGCCCCTAACTTTATTCAAGAATGATTGAGCTTTGCCACCAATGACTTCATCAGTATTCTTAACTTGTTTTCTTGAATATAGCTCTGGTTCCCAGTCCTTAGATGGCTCTTCAACTGTTACATTGAGGTCATCTTCATTAGTTAGAGCGATGTTCTCTTGTGCTTCTTTAGCAGCTGCAGCCAACGATTTCTCTGGCTCTGGTAGGTCGACTTCTTCCGCAGTATCAACAGTATCTTCGATATGAATTTCTATTGGAGCAGGTGGTTCTGGTAATTGGTAATCGTCTTCAGGCTCTGTATCTTTAACATCGTTTCTCTTTAGATTCCAGTTAGCTGCAATCAGTAAGAGGACTGCCAGTGGATCAAACACAGCAACAATCATCATAGTGACGAATCGAACTGCCTTTTCTAGGATGTCATCACCAAGTTTCTCATCGTAGATTACAGCAGCAATGTACTTGATTGGACCTACTTCTGCTTCAACCTTGCGTACTTCAGAAGCGATGGGCGCACGGTGCTCTTGTAAGGCAGCAAGGTTAACCTGCGATTTGGATATGTCCGCAGCCAATTGACTACGTTCTTTCTGCTGCGATCTACGCAAAGATGCTGCTTTAGTGGCACCGTTTTCATTATCTGTGCGTGCCATTGTTTGGTCAACAGCCTCATCCATCTGTTTAAGAGCTTTGCGGTTGGCATCAATGTTATCCTTCTCAGTTCTAATCTTCTCATCAACAATATTTAATTTAGCCATAACATCACCAGATGGAACAGCTTGATCCAAGTGTGCCTTCGATAAGAAACCGAAGATACCCATTGAAGTTAAGAACATCAGAATTAGTAAGGAGATGGTGAAGTAGGTCTTCATTAGTAACGGGATTTCTTTCCAGTTACGATATAACCAAGATGCGATTACTAGTTTAGATGCTCCCAACAGTGCGCCCATAATAGCGATAGGAATTGGGGCTGAAGCAAAGATAGCCATCAGACCGACGATGGCGTACCATTCGGCGACTGTGGATAATCCTAATGCGATAGCGAAAAGTAGATATGTCATAATTTATTCTTGATATGAGAACCATGGACTCGGACAGAGATTTGCCCATTATAGTAGTCGTCTGATTCTAATACTCTCCTTGAAAATTGTTCTCTTGCTTCTATGTATGAGCACTCAGCTTTAGACTTACAAAAGAATAGAATTTCTCGGGTGAAGTTATCCTTCCCGAGAGTGTCTACGTCTTTATTTAGTTCTATACTTGAACCATAGTAGTCCATCCAGTCAGAGTCGATCTTGGACTTGATCTTCTTTTTCTTCTTTACACCATTCTTCTGAGTAACCGTCTTGTAGGTTGTCTTAGAAAACTTGGCTAACTTCTTACCAACGTACATACGACTGCTGGCTTTGTTCGTAATTAAATAAACAAAGCCAACGCAGTCTTCGGGTAACTCTTCAACGATAATATTATTAAATGTCCACATAGTGGACTATTTATTAGTTCTCCTCGTCGAAGTCTTCCTCTTCATAAATGTCTGCTGAACAAACTGGACAATAGACGATATCTGATAGATTGTGGTCGTCACCCTTTACAGTGATTTTACCTTCTGCCTCACAAGATTTACATTCATAGTGTTTTGTAATCATTTTGCCCTTCCCCATACATCGTCCCACGTACCACCAAGAGCACCCTTAGCATAGTCAGTAACACGGTTCTCAAAGAAGTTGCCGTGCACTGGTGCGTTGATCATCTCTTCTACCCATGGTAGTGGATTCTTCTTAACTTTAAAAATACCCTTCATTCCTAATGAGATTAGGCGACGGTCTGCGATATAACGAATGTATTGCTTAACTTCTGCTGCTGTTAGATCACGCATGTCTGCGCCAGCAAAAGAGAGATCGATGAACTTATCTTCAAGTTCAACCATTTTCTCTGCGATTGTATATATCTTTCCTTTAAGTTCATCATTCCAAATCTCAGGATTTTCTTTGACGAACTCTTTGAATAGACGAATCATATTCTCAGCATGCATCGTTTCATCAACGATAGACCATGTAACAATCTGCCCCATACCCTTCATCAAACCATGACGAGGAAAGTTCAATAACATAATGAATGATGAGAACAACTGCATACCTTCAGTGAAAGCAGAGAACACAGCGATGTGTTCGGCAGTTGACGCTAGTGTTCCATTACGAGAAGACAACTCAGTGACATAATCATGCTTATCTTTCATCTCTTGGTATTCCAAGAATTGACTATATGTTACTTCAGGAAGACCCAGCGTTTCAATCAAGTGAGAGTAAGCAGCCACGTGTAAACTTTCACGAGCAGCAAACCCTAGAAGCATCATCCTAATTTCAGGCTGAGGAAAATGGGGAAGGTAATTATTAACGTAACCACCAGCAACGTCAATGTCACCCTGAGTAAAGAATCTAAAAATATTAGTAAGGAATGTCTTTTCTTCATTTGTTAGCTTCTTCTTCCAATCTTTAACGTCTTCCATCATTGGCACTTCAGTGTGTAACCAATGCGCCTGTTCATGTTTTAACCATGCATCATAAGCCCATGGATAGTTGAACGGCTTAAAGTGTGTGCGTTCATCCATCAATTTACTATTATTCTTCTTTACCATCGTCCAACTCCAACATAATACCGAGTGTGGGATCCACACCGATAGATTTAACTTTTACTGCGCCCTTGTCTGTATAAACATAGACAGGAACGAGTATCTTTTCTTTATTAGTCTCAGCTGCGTCTTGCCAATGGAGATATTCTTCTCCCCACAGTTTACGCATCTGAGTAGCTAGATCGTATGCATCCATTTAACCCTCACAAGCTAAACATTCGTTGCCTTCTGTCAGTGCATGAAGGTCGATCTCTTTCATAACTTCACGTTCAATACGCTTGCTAACTTTATCAGCCTTAGCGATCTTATCAGAACGGCAGTAGTACATAGTCTTCAAACCTTGTTTCCACGCTTGGAAATGAACCGCATGGATGTACTTGATGTGAGAATCTGGACGGAAGAACACGTTCAGAGACTGGGCTTGATCTATAAATACTTGCCTGTCTGCGGCATGCTGGACGACCCAGCGCTGGTCGATTTCCATAGAAGTTTTGAAAACATCTTTTGTCCAGTCGTCCATCCAATCGATGTGCTGAACTGAACCATCATTCGCAATGATGCTCGACCATACTTCATCTGACCAACCCTCTTTATGATTGACTGCTTCTTTTTGGATGAGTTCATCTAAGTAGCGGTTCTTGTTTAGGTGAGAACCCGATAGAGTGTCTTGGCGATAAGCATTGGCACGATAAGGTTCAATAGAAGGACTAGTATTGCCCATGAGAATGGAAGAAGAAGCATTGGGAGCAATAGCCATAAGATGACTAAAGCGATTCCCAGTACCCACTGCATCGGGCGCTTCACCTCTAAGTTTTCCCAACGATTGATTAGCTTCATCTAATTTCTCTCTCACGTATTTGAAGATCTGTTTATTCTTTCCTACTGCGATACTTGATTCCCATGGGAGGTTATTTTTCTGCAAGAAGGCATGCCAACCCAACGCACCGATACCGATTGATCGTTCACGCATGGCGGAATACTTCGCTCTGGTAATTGAGTCAGGCGCATTATCAATAAAATACTGAAGAACATTATCAAGCATTTCTGCAATATCAAGAAGGAATAAACTATCGTGTTTCCACTCATCATAATACTCTAAGTTCAAAGAAGACAAACAACAAACAGCAGTACGCTCTTCATTTGTTGGTAGAATAATCTCAGAGCAGAGATTGGACTGATGGATCTTTAAACCCAACGCCTTCAGGTGTTGTGGCATTTTACGATTTGATTCATCAATAAAGTGAATGTATGGCTCACCTGTTTGCATACGCATCTCAAGGATACGTTGCCATAGTTCTTTGGCAGATACACGCTCACGAACTTCATTAGAAGCTGGATCAACCAAGTCCCATCCATCGTCTGCATGATCATCAACCATAGCACGTTCGATGATTTCCATGAACGCATCAGGAATGTTAATACCATGATGAAGATTCAGACAACGCATATTCTGGTCGCCTGTTGGCTTACGCATCTCTAGAAAGGAGATGATATCAGGATGGTCAATACTTAGGTAAGCAGCGTATGAACCACGACGAGTGCTACCTTGTTTATAAGCTAATGAACTAGCATCATAAGTTTTCAAGTGAGGCATAACACCAGTTGACTTATCACTGGCAGAACGAATACCGAAACCGATACCAACACCACCGCCCATCATAGACAACCAACTTGTTTCGCTGAAGTTGTTAACTAATCCTTCAGCCGTGTCTTCAATGTAGTTGAGGAAACAGGAGATTGGCAGTCCACGCTTGGAGCGACCGAATGAGAGAATTGGAGTACTATACGACAACCAATGTTTACTTGAGTACTCGTACAGGCGCTGAGCATGGGCTGGGTTGCTACCAAAGGTAGAACTAACAAACGCAAAACGTTCTTGTGGAGATACTTCTCCATCTTTCATGTAACTTTCTTTTAATCTAATCTTACCTAATTCATCGAATAGACCATCACGTGTGTAGTCTACTGTAATCCCATGCACTAATTCTTGCATAAAACCTCTTGTTATTCTTATTCGTTTACAAACTCACCAGCCATAGGGAATACCTCGGCGATGACCTTAGCACATTCTCGTGCCACTTCCATGTGTTCCTTTTGTGTACCGTGCCCTGAACGCAGTTCAATAAAGTGAATCCAACTACGTAATGTGCCGTTCATATACAAACGACTTACTGTGTTTCCCTCTGGGAGAATAGCACGAGCTTGTTCTTTTGCGATACCTTTATCGATCGCTTCAGCGTATGTTGCTTTCACATATTCAATTAGAAACTTTTGCTTCGCATCCCACCATGCTTTTAACTCAGCGTCTGACGTATCTACACTATTTTGACGATTCTTTGTATCTTGAAGACGGGCTTCCCTTAGAACAAAGTCTAAATCTTTTGTAGGGTCAGCATATCGCTGACTGAATTCTTGGAATGAAAAGGAGCGATGACGCAAAATTTGTCTTGCGATATCACGAGTTGTTTCGACTTCTAAGCATGCTGATACCATTTCCAATGGTGACCAGTGTTGATGCTTGATCAAGTAACGAATCAACTTTTCTGATGTCTCTGTGTTGAACTGATTGCTTGGGTTGGATACTCTAGCGCAAAAGCCAATCAACTCTTGCACATCCACTAAACCCTCATCATACATCTCACGAGAGGGTTTGCTATAACTAATCATTCTAACGTTCATATTTTCTTCCATGTACTAAATCTAAGTGTCGCTTCAATTCCTGAAAAGGTATTTGTATTTATCGTTTCGAGAATCTCTTCGGCAGTGTGACCACCTTTAACGATCATATCATTGATATCTTTTTGCTCGATATGTTCAGGAAACATACACACACTGTAACCAGCCTTGATGTTTTTACCAAGTAGTCTTACAATGTCCTTTGATCGAGGCTCATTGTCCATTACTAGCGTTGCATTAGTAAGAAGGCTCCGCACAGTAGGGGTGTCAAAACTGCTTCCTGACACAGCAATGCAATTGGGGATGAAGAGAGAGTCGAGTGGACCTTCCACAACATAGATTCGTTTGCTAAAATCAACTCGGTCGAGTCCATAAATTTTCTCCTCAGTCTCATCGACTTTAATGGTATAATACTTAGGCTGTTCATCTCCGAAGGCTCTGCCTTGAAAAGCAAAGCACTTACCAGCATTGGTAAAGAACGGGATGATCAGTCGTGGGTGCTCATCGACAATAGGCTCTTGAAACTTTGGTGTAACTGAGTTAACAAACGCTTTGAACTTAGGAGCAAAGTAAAGAAGATTCCAAAACTCTCTTGGGATCTTCCTGTCGATTAGGGTCTTCATGGCAGGATGGTTCAGGGGCAACTTATCCATACGTGTAAGAGACTCGAGGATATCATCCTCAAGTAATTCTGTCTTTGGAGTTTCTAAGACGACCCGAGTATCCTCGATGTCTTTATGATCATGATAACGGGTAGCGCCAGCTTTGTAACGCTCAAGAACATACTCATCATATAAAGTTGCATCGACATACTTGATAAGATTGCCGATGTTAGAAGAATAACCACACTTGTGACACTTCACTAAAAGGTCTGCACGTGCACGATAGATGTATCCACGGGCTTTGTTTTTATTGCGCTTGCTGTCGCCACATACTGGACAACTGTAGTTCCAGAGGTAATCTTCTTTTTGTTTGAAATTTCTTAGGCGACCTCCTAAGATTAGTGCATACTTTGCGTCAATGTATAGCATAATGAAAACTCCACGGTAAGGTATTATTATACCCTAACATGGAGTTGCAAGCAAACTTTATTTGCCGAAGAACTTGGAGAAGATCTCTAGGTGTCCAACAACATATCCCACAGAGATTGCACCACCGACGATCATCCAGCGCCACTGCTCAAGTGTATCTACACGCTTTGCAATTTTTTGGATATCTACACGAAGTTCTTTTTGAATCTCTTCGTGTTGTTCAGAAGACTTAGTAGAGTTAGCTGACATCTTTGCAGTCAAACTCTCGTTCATTGTGTCAATTTTCTCCATAATCTCTCTGTTGCCAGTAGTGATACGGGAGTGAACCTCTTTGACGTCAGCTTTAAGGTCTTTGACATCGTCTTTGATACCTTCTACTTGAGCTTCCAATTTGGCGATTCTTTCTGTTTCCATCGGTGTAGATCACTTATTATAGATTGATTGTTGATCTCTTACCCACTCTTGAAGTGACTTCAGTTGTGCACTTACTTGGTAGTAGAGGGTGTAGTTCTCTGCGACGGTTGTGGCGACTTCAGAGAGCTTAATTGAGGAGGTTCCTGCATCAACGACTCTGGTGGAGTCGGGAACTTCATTGCGACTGGCACTGTCGTGGAGCAAGACGAAACCATTAGGGATAACGCACTGATCATCAGCAGTTTGGTTAATAAATTTTGGGATTTCTTTAATGATTGCATTACCATTCTCCTTAATCACTTCAACCTTTGTTACATACTTTGTCACTACTCTTGTAGTAGTATCGGCTGATGCAACATCTTTTTTAGCCATTTCTAACTTTGCTTCGGAAACTTTGGCTTCCCATCGTTCTTGGTTGGAGATGCCACCTTCCATGTAAAGCCCGAATACCAACAAAAAAGCAGAACCAATTTTCACTGGTAGTAGATATTTATTAACCAGAGGAATTGAGCCCACGAAAAACGAAATGAACAATCCTACCACACCAACCAGTAAGGTTAAATGGAATATCCAAGATGGTAGGAATTCAAGTATCCACATATTAACACTTCATTGAAGCACCACGGCGAGCCATGATTTGATACTTCTTGATGTTTTTCTTTTCGATCTTTGGTTCTTGAACAGATACTGGACCACCAGTATTGTTTGTTGGTGCGCCTCCTTCACCATCTTCAGCTAAAACTTTGCTAACGATGATTTGTTCTTCAGCAAGAACAACATTACTATCGATGATTCGCATAATGTGCTTATAGCGATCTTCCATTAGAGAGGTTGTGCGAGAACCACTCTCATAGTATTCTTTGACTAACCACAGAGCACCAACAAGAGACTTGGTGCGGTTCTCACCACCTGGAAGACGGTTGATGATTTTCTTCATGTTGAAGACTAGTCGGTTTAGATACGTGTAAGATGATCGTTCTGCATCAGTAGTAAGAGTGCTTGCTTTACGTAGATTATTGCCTTTATGATCAATGATTCCCATTTTGAACGCATCTGTGTCTTCAAAATTTTGAATAATCATTCTAACGATCTTTAGCGCTATTAAATTGTCTATCGTGCGACTCATTAAATCTTCCTTAAAGTGGCAATAACAGTTTCGTCTAACTTGATCTCAGAGAGGATGATACCATACTCTGAGATCGTTTCTGGCATTCTATCGAGATAAACCAAGAAAGTTACCAAGACATCCCAGCAAGATTCTTCTACTTTGTAGAACAGCATTCTTGTAGCTGCATCACCAAAAATATTGTATAAAACTATAATGTGGTTTAATATAAGTCTCTCTCTTAACTCACCGTTGTTTTTATATCGTGACAACAGTTTTTTAAGATAGAGTATTTTCTTTAAGTCTTCTTCAAACTCGACTAGACTATAACACTGAGTATTGTCATAGTGATGCATCGCATAAAGAAGGAAATTACTCTCATTTAGTTTTTCAGTCATACCCTACATTTCAAAAAAATGGGGGAACAATTCCCCCATTATTGCATAACTATTTATTAAGCGTCTGCAAGGATGGCGTCGTCACCATTATCGCCAGCAGCAACTGCTGTACGCTTCATTGGCACAAGACATTCAACCTTGTGACGTGTCTCGCCTTGTGAACCAGTGTAAGTAGTATACTTGTTCCAGCCTGGAGTTGATAGACCTTGAGCCTTGTTAGCAGTAACACCAGCTTCTGTCAAGTCTTCAAAGAAGATGTCAGGCGCAGTGAACTGAATAGTATGAGCTGTACCAGCTGCACCAGTAGTTAAGTTAACTGCGGTACCAGCAACGGCATTTGCTTTAGATGTTGCCAACTTGATAAGACCTTGACCAGCTGCGATAGCAAAGTAAGTAGTACCAGATGTTAGACCACCGATATCAGTGCCACCTCCATTTGTATAGATAACAGGTTCGCCTGTTTCATACATGTGACCACCACCAGAGATGTCGATAGTTTCGTTTGTTAAATTGACAGCTGTTGTAGCGTCAAAAGTAACTTTCTTAGTTAGGTTCTTTGGCTTAGAAGCCAGAGTATCTGTGTCAGACCATAGTGCCATTTGAATTCTCCTTGAATTGGACTTTATTTATTATTTATGCAATTTAGAATTGCCGAGATTTTTGCGTGCGCCAGACTTTGATCCGACTTTGCGACCAGCTGTCGCTGGTTCTTCATCATGTTCTGGTTCGTCTTTCTGTAGAGAACCACCATATCGTGAACCTTTCTTAACACCAGAACCACCACCTTGCTTAGCACCATCGTACTTAGCTTTGTATTCTGGAGTTCCTGGCCACATACCTTCTTTCAATGCTTGGAACAAGTCAGAAACAGTGTAACCTTCTTTACGAACTGCTTTCTTAATTGTTTCAAAAGTTTCGTGGTGCGGTTCATCACCAGCAGTATGCACTTTGTCGATATCGATAGCTGGCTTTTTGTTTGTTGGAGCAACGTGTTTAGTAGCTTCGTCTAGAGTAGATGATACTTTGAACTTGTGAACATCACCAGCACCCATCTTACCGTCTTTGTGGGCTTTGATATGAACTTCGCCACCAGTAGTGTGCTTAACTACACCAGAGATTTTATCACCAGTCTTAGAATGGTAGAAGTCTGTTTCTTGACCAGTCTTCATATGCTTCGCCATGTCTGGGTGCATCTTACCTTGAGAAGCAAACTCACGGTGGTTGGCTTCTTCTAGAGATTCAACTCCCTCATTGAAGGTTGGCTTCTTACCCGTCAATCGAGTATAATGTTCGGCAGACTTTTGGGCTTTTGCAGCTGCATCTTTAGCAATATCGTGGTCACCCTTTGATGACGCATTTTTAGCAGCTTGAGTATAACGACGATAATCCATCAAATGGTTCTCCTCGATCTGCTCAACATCTTCTTTACGCAGTTTTTTAAAGTCTTCGGCGTCTAGTTTACCATTTTTATTTTTATCGAGTTTGTGTTGATCACCTTTTAGTTCTTCATCAACTTCTTCGTTCTGTTTAGCCATACCAACTTTACCAGTCTGTGGTACGCCCATCTTCTTCTGTAAGTCTTTCTTATGTCCTTCATCGTCTGGACCACCAAGAACTTCAGCTGCTTTCTTAGCAACCTTCTTAACAGCGTCCATCAAACCTTCTTCAAGTTCTTCATTGTATTTACCAGTTGGCATACCATTGATTGGTTTCTTAGTTGCTTTGTATGCTTTGTGTTCTGGAGTACCTTTGATGTACTTACGGTCTAGATTTGGTGCTTGTGGTGCCTTAGTCAATGTAGGAATAGAATCATCTCCAGACGATTGTAATGTACCTTCTTTAACTAAAGTCTTGAATGATTTCAATCCCATTTCTGTCTCCTGTGTTTCTTCTTTAACATTTTTCTTAGTTGGTTCACCCGCAACAAATTTCTTACGTGCTTGTTGGTCTTTAAGTTTCTTTGCTAGTTCTGGATCTTGACGTAGCATCCATCCAGGCTTTGCTCCAGTTGCTGCTTCTTCAACAGTCTCTTCTTTAACTGGCTTCTGTTTAGCTTCTGCTTCTTTCTTTTCACGGGCAAGACGTTCTTGCTTGGCAATACGACCCATGCTCTTTAGGAAAGATGGCTTGTTGTAGTATGCAGTAGCTTCTTCAAGTTCTTCTTTTGACTGTAGATAATCTCTAACAGTAGTGATGTAATCTTGAGCTAGTGTAATCTTAGACTGAACCCACTCTGGCATATTCTCGTCGTCTTCGATCATATCGATCAAATCTGTACAATTGCGTAGAGTAGTTTGTAATTGAGTGCGAGCCATCTGACCTTCGTAGTCATACTCACCCTTATCGATAGACTTTGCTGCTTCTTCTAGCATATCAAATGTCTGGTCAAAAGATTCTTGAGATGCCTTTAATGCATCAGCAGTTGGTGCACCTTTGCTTCCTGGCTTTCTCATACGCTCACCAGAACCATTCTTAATACGCTTTTGTTTAGCATGGATATTATCCCAAAGACCACGGGCTTCTTTAAGAGACATAGCTTTATCGTGGTGTTCTTCAGCTTTCTCAGCATGAGAATCTGCTACACCATGGCGTCCTTTTTCAGAATGCCACTGTGAAAGGTTTTCATGATGGTCAGCCATATGCATGTGGTGATCAAACATATTACCTTGTTTCTTAGCAGCGTCAGCAGAACGTTTGTTCTCTTCAGACTTTGCATAAACATCAGACTCTTCAGCCATTGTGCGGATCTTAGAAACAATCTTACCGTATGTCTTAGCCTTTGGATCTTTTGGAGCGATAACTACTGGAGACTTTTTCTCGTAAGCACCACGTTTATCACCAGCTTCTTCTTTTAGCTTGTCATTTGACGGAATAGCTTTATTCATTCTGTGGCGATCTTGACTATTCTTTAGTTTATTTTGTTCTTTATCTTTGAACGTAGAAGGATATCCTTCATAGTCATTTTTAGTATGAATACGACCAGTTGGAGTTTCTTTAACATCCTCGTGAATCTTATAACCTTGCTTTGTGATATGTGCACGAGCTAAATGTTCCAACTCATGTTTCTTGCGAGTAGTTAGTGGAGTAGTAACATGACGTTCGTGTTTCTTACCATCTTCAACTCCAGGCTTTGATACATGGAACTTGTAAGTGTGACGGTATAACTCACCACCTTCGTCGTCTTCACGTTTCTTCTTAGCGAAACCAGTACGGTTGTCGTGGACACTTTCTGTGAATTGCATCTCTTCCTCTTTCATATGCTTAAAGTATTCTACTTGTTTTAGACGTTTCTTGGCACCAGCAAGAGTTGGTGAACCACCAAGATTCTTACCTGTTTCGCTCTTGACTTCATAACCAGAATCAACCCTTACGATTGTCTCATCGATTGTTTCTTCTTTAACTGGTTCTGGCTTCTTTGGAGCTAACAATTGCTTGGCACGTTCTCTTGAAGCAGCAGACTTTTGTTGCTCACGTTCGAATGCACGCTGTAGCTTAACAGCAGCAGACATACGAACTTCCATAAATGTCTGATAGCTAATAGCTTCTTCTTTGATACCAGAACCCCTACGAACGTCGTTCATTAGTTCATGTGCGTGCTTATCAGAAACGTGGGGTGGGACACCCTTACGGAATTCGGCAAAGTTTTTATCATGAGCATGCTGACGCATCTTAGTGCCAGACATTCCAGTAGTACCTTCAGAGTCTGGATCACGTTCACCAGATGAGTGCATTGTGATAGACTTGAACTTGAAAGAACCGTGTTTATGTTCTTCGCCAGTGTTATATTTATGTAAGAGATCGTGCATTTCTTTATGACGATCTGAACCAGCAACTACGTGCAAATGCTCGACACCACTCTTATGTAGAGCAGCAGCGTGGTGCAAGATAGTTGGGGATTCTTTGTCAGCAGCTTTAACGTTTGTCTCTGGAGAGTAACGCTTTAGATGTTTGACCTTTTGTTCTGCAGTCAGTGGGTTCTTTTTAGCATCGTTTGAACCAGAAACTATAAGGCTGTGCGGAGCATTGTGTTCTTTGGCAACAGCGTGTAGCTTGCTAACAACTTCCATATGACCAGTTGTTGGTGGGTTCATTCGAGCAAATGACATAACATGGTGCTTTTCAGAACCATGACCACCAGCATCCTTAGCTTCAAATAATTCCTTGAACGTAATCATTAGCAGTTCCACTTTCTTAGTGCCAGCGCCTTGCGTGTTGGTTCACCATTTGGTTTCTTCATTGCACCTTCCATGCCACCCATGCGAGCACAGAAAGACTTACGACGATTGGCAGCTTTGCTACCTTTCTTTAACTTAGACGGTGGAGTGGTGACTGGTGCTTTTAGGTTAGCGCCTTTGGCATTATAAGCATCACGACCCTTTTGAGTTAGACCGCCAGTAGAAGACTTGTGTCCCTTAGCATCAACTGCAGCTTCGTAAAGAGTATCATCATCTACTGCTTCGAACTTTTCCCAAACAAGTTCAGGATCCATACTATACTCTTCTGCCATAGCCATTACCATCTCTTCGATAACATCAAACTGTTCATCGGCAGACAGTTCTTCGTTTTGAGATGCCTTTAGCGCTGCTGCAGTTGGAGCACCTTTACTTCCAGGCTTGCGCATGCGCTCACCAGAACCAGCTTTGATGCGTTTTTGTTTAGCGTGAATATTGTCCCAAAGACCAAGTTCACCTTCAGTGACAGTTTCTTCTTTCATGCAACTTCCAGGTGAGCATGGCGCAGTTCCAGGCTTGCGCTTGTAACCTTTCCAGCAGTCACAAGATTCGTTTAAATAGTCGGTAAAAGATTTCATTTTCTTACTTTCAATAAGTTAGCCTTAGCAAACTCGGCACGGTTTACTAGCTTGGTTGGTTCATTCTCATGGTGGACAACAAAGCCTTCTGGCTTAGATTTCTGACCAGCAATGTGGTGATCAAGACCACCTTCGTGAGATTCTAAATGCTTAACTAGAACGTTCTTAGCTTGGTGTAAGTGATGGTGCATCGACAACAGATTCTCGTAATGAGACTTATTGGATTCAATATGACCAACGTGTTCAGCACCTTCGGCTTTACGCTTTGATTGACCAGCTTCAGACTTCAACTTAGATGCAGCACGTTCGTAGTGACCAGCGATGTGCTTTTGTAAGCCACCAGCAGTTGGAACAGAGTCTGTCTTAATCGTAGAGTTAATGTAAGTGGCTAAGTGACTTGCTTCGCCTTGGTGCTTCTTAGTGGCAGGATACATCTTACCAGCATGAGTGTCGTGGATATCTTTAGCAGCTTCCATATGCTTATGGAATTCTTTCTGAGCTTTTTCTGGATAATCAACTTTAGATGTATCGTGCTCAGGAGACTTGTGGTAAACGTCTGGGTGTTCTTTGAAACCCTCGCTGCTGTGCAGTGGAGCAGCGTGCATAGATGCTAGATCTTTGCCATGGTATTGAGTATGAGTCACAACACCTAGTTTAGACTTCTTAACTGCTTCGGCTTCTTTACCGTGAGCAGTATAAGTGATAGTGTTTGGAGTGAATGAAGCTGAACCACTTTCGTGATGAGTGACGTCAGTCTTAGAATGCATCAAATCACCTTGATAAACACCAGTCTTTGGAGCAACTTTAGGTAGATGTTTTAGCGCTGCCTTTAGTTTCTCAGCAAGACCTGGAGCATGTCCATGATTCTTATCAACGTCTTTTTCAGAGTAGTTGATCTTAGGGGTCTTGTTAAATGCAGACTTAGAAGCTACAAAGAACTTACCTGATTCTGGGTGGTGTCCATAGACAACAGCTGGAGAACCATCGTACTTCATAGAAAGATTAGAGCTTTTAGCTCCAGACTTCATGTGCTCATGGGCTCTTAATAGAGAACCACGAGCATGTTCGAAACCGCCAGCGCCATGTAGTAATGGGCGATCTTCGGCATGATGAATGTGTTTTAGCTTACCATCATGGGCATCTGAACCATGTCCAAGAGCATCTTTTTCTTCTTTTAGATATGTAAGAAACGACTTCATTTTATCCCTTTAGTGAAGCACGTAATTGCCAACCGTGCTTCTCATGTGTATCGATACGATCTGCAATAAAGTTGCAGAGTCCTTGCTTATTTTGTTTAGTAGCAAGGGCGAATACTTTATTTAGGCTAAACAAGACTTGATCGTTTGCAGCTAGTGTTGCAGTTAGCATACCAGTTAGATCAGGGATAGATGATTCTTCCATAATTGTCTTGAGGTCATACAGATCCATTAGACTTTTTGGAGAGTAATCACCTAGCTTACGAATGTTCTCAGCCAACGGGTCTACTGCACTATAAACATCTTCGTATAAATCACCGAAGAATTCATGGTACTGCGGGAATTCTATTCCTTCCAAGTTCCAATGGAATGAGTGTGTTTTAAAATACATTACGAATGTATCTGCCATGGCCACTTTTAGGGCTTCTTGTAATTGTTTCATTTCTTCTTTCTCCACTCTTTAAACGATTCTTTGAACATCGGATCAAACGGGTTCTTAAAATCATCTGGACATACACCAGTATGTTCTTTACCACATTGTCCACAGATATCGGTTTTAATCTGTGGATGCTTTTTAATTTTGTTAATTATTTCTTCAGTAGGGTTTACGTCTTGAATCCATTTAGAAGTAAGTTTACCTGATGCTTCTTTAACGAGCAAGTGATTCGATCCACGTTTAACAATCTCGAATTGTTCACCGTTTGATTCTACGATTTCACCAATCTTAAAGATCTCTCCACGGAAATACTTTTCACGGAGATCGTCTTTGACTAAGTTAATCTGTTCTTTGATAACTTCCAATCCAGCGCCGAGACGAACATCGTTCATCAAACGACGAGAGTCGATCTCTCTTACAGCAGTTGGAAGACCCTTCTTGAATTCTTCATACAACCCTTTGGCTGCGGCAGAACGAAGTGACTCATCAGAGTCTGGATCTTTCTCTCCAGCAGAGATAACCTCTACACCCAAACGACGGATAGCACCAGCTTTATCGGCGCTAGTTACAACTACGATGTTCTTGTAGTTTTCTTTTAGTTGTTTGATTAGGGCTGGAACTGTATCCATGGACTCAACGAAGTTGGTCTTAGGAAACACCAGATTGAGATACTGGAGTTTCTTTTCTACTAACAGGGGATTCTTTTTGTGATCAGATGCAGAGGATGCATAGATCACGTGGTCTGCGCCTCTTTGTTCGGCGAGCTTTTTGACAGCCTTTACTACAAGTTCATGTCCCATCGTTGGAGGGTTAAACTTGCCACAGGCTAGAACCACCGTTTTAGATGGTAGTTCTTTTAGTAATTGTTTGTAATCTTTCATTTAATCCATCTATAAAGTAGTATACAGTTATTTATAATCTAAATTATTTTAAGAATGGATTAGCTTTATTGGTTCCAGGCTTTAGGGAGTACTTACTATTCGGCATATGAGCGATTTTAATCTCAGCTTGAACTTCATAAAATTCTGAACGAGTTGCTACACGAACCTTAAAGTCTCCACGCCCAGAGAGTAATGGAATGGTGGCACCAAGTTTGAATGGATCGAAATTAGAGATACGATAGAAGTCATCTCCAGCCTGCATATAGTAAGCTGGTTCGGCTTTACCTTTGGTGTAGTGTTCGGTAACGATCTTACCCAAGTCTAGATTTTCGCTATTGGCGATATATCGGTTAACACTTGGTTGATCGAAGAACTTCTTCATGATATGAAGAGGAACAGCGCCTTCTTCTTTTAGACCACCCTTGGTTGTAGGAATCTTTAATGATCTGAATGGGATACCAGAAAACTCGGCGATGTCCTTGAGGAACTTCTTGGTTTTTGGGTCTTTGTTTAGGATGTCAACTGCTGCTTTGGCAGAAGGAGTTTTGTAGGTAGTTTTCCAAGTACCATTCTCATAGTACACACGTGGGTTCGACAGATTGTCGGTGTGATTCATCTTCACTTCCATCCAAGAAGTGGCTTTCTTATACGTAATCTTTACATCAGCATACGCTGTGTCTCCAGGTGGACGAATAGCTTTAACACCTGGAATTTTATCGACGCTATCAGCAACGTCTTTTTCATACTTATCTGAAGCAGCACTCATTATCTTTACCCTAACATATTAGATCTATTATTTAGGTAGTCGATTATACTTTCTTTCCCACTTGCCGATCTGTCGGATGATCATCTGAGGTGAACTATTATTGTTAAAATCGTAGTTGAATGTCTTTAGAAAGTAGTGTAGAGTTCTGGAGTCTACTTTTCGTTTACAACGAGACAGCAGAGTATCAACATCAACGTTGGGTTTGAACATCTTGAAGTCTAGGTATACGCAATGGGCGTATGCTTGGATCTCGTCAAACTCGGACAGATATCTTCTCTCCTCATCTTTCTTCTTTTGCCCAACTCGTTTGTATGGGACAACGTAGTTACTGTAGTTGTCTTCTCTACGATCGTACTGCATGAAGTGAATTATCTCATGCATTAGAGTTTGGATAAGACGATACTTGAACCTGTCCCAAGACTCAGGACTAAAGATGTGTCTGTCGAAGTTTACTGAATGGATGATTAAGGTGCACTGGCGATCTTCGGGAGAGTATTCTCCACCAATGGCGATAAAGTCTCGATAGACTTTTGCCTTAGATTTTTGTTCGATCCACTCGATTTTGGTACGCCACTTCTTGACGTAATTAGAAAGACCTACAGAGTCATTTTCGTACTTGTCTAGGTCTTTCCATACTTTAGCTGGAATGAGCTTGGCACGGAATGGGCGCTCATAAAAGTTGAGCAGACCCATCCAGTTGTAGTTGGCGGTTTCTAGGAAATGCATAGCCTCCCAGAAAGTCTTGCTTAACTAAGTTGCTTCTCCAAATGCGCAAGGACTTTCGATTGTTCCTCTAAGTTAGTGTTATTGAACTCAGTAATGTAGGACATCAGGTCGAAATTAGACAGTATGTTACTATATTTAGTTTCTCGTCCTCTTAGGAATTGCTCGGACTGGTCGGAGCCTCGATCCTTATAGCGTTGTTCCAACATAGGCTTTGGAGCCTTCAAATAGACCACCTGAAGTTCGGTGTTCGGCAGACCCATACAAAACTCTAGGAATGACTGGTTAAAGACTCGGTCACCTTCGAAAAGGATGTTACAGTTATGGGAGGCGATCCACTCTTGTAGCGGAGGCTGGACTGCCATCGAAAGACGATCTGTTCCAGCAAAGGTTTCACCCTCGTCGTACTTACCAAGAACATACAAGTCTCGGTCAGTATTGTAGCTGGCAACCACTAACTTAGCTGGAGCGCATTCGGTCCAACTCTTGTCTTCCATATACTTACGGAACAAGGTAGTCTTACCAGACCCTGGAACACCACCAACGGCAATAATCTTTCGAGTCTTCAGAGTGTTCTTGATCAACTCGACTTTGATCTCGTCTTGAACACCAAATTTATCAATCATCATACTTTACCTTGCTTAACGTCTTCGATTAGGTTCACCAATTCTTCTCGAGTAAACACCCAAACACGTCCACGGAAAGAGTGGGTAGAAGTATCGGGGTCATGCTTCTTAGAGAATGACAGCTTCTTAATGAACTCACGAGCACAATTCTTGGCCATGGCTTCTTTGATTTCTTCAGCGTAGTTGACGTTCTGTTCTTTCAGCGTCAACAGTTCTTGCTCTTGGACTTTATGCTCAACAACGAATTGATTGAACTCATATTTCTCGAGCATTTCGTCTGGGTTTACGTTGATAGTGAACCCGTCATTAATAGCCGCAACAGTAACAACATTATGGGCACTCCAATTACCAACAGCACCAATAGAAGATGGAGTAGTAAGCACTGCATTAGACATAATGGTTTGTAGTCCATTGTTAGTCATAATTTTCAAGTCGCCGTCATCATCAACAACATCACCAACAGTATTCATCGCATAGCTCCAATCATTTGTTTATATTGATTTATTTTTTCAGTATTCATTTTCTTTGTATCATATTTCTGGTAAATTTGATGCAAACTCAAATCATAAAGATCTTGTAACGGAATGCCAGAATTCATATAAGTGATCATCTGGAACTCAGCAACTTTGTTCCTTGGGTATATTATACGGCTAAACTCATCAGAAATCAACTGGCATCTATTGTAGTCTAAATCTTGCGATTCAAGTGACCATTGCATAAAGTTATTCTTATCATTGAATTTGTATCCATAGATTTCAGGATTCAAACTAAACTCAGAAGTATAAGCTGCTAAGTTATGACCCTTTGGTCTTGGAAATAAAAATAACGGATAGAAAGAAGTGTGTTGTAATGGATTATCATTCTCCATACACCAATCAATCAATTCTTTGAAATACTGCTCAGTGTCATACGGTAAACCAAGAATGAAACCAGCGCCGATGTTTACTCTACCCTTCCACTTTTCGTTGAGCCAATACAATCTATCTTTTACTTTATGAGGTTTCAATCCTTTACCAATAGAGACTGCACTTTCTGGCTGGAATGTTTCAAGACCGAGATAGGTTCCAATCAATCCCATCTCAGATAACAAGTCGGCTTGATGTGGGAATTTATTGATTAAATCTATACGAAGATATGCACTGAACTTTGGTTTGAATGGTAGAGCAGTAAAAACTTTATGCAAAGCCTCAATCTTATCATTATCATCGTTGAACGTATCATCAGTGATGTAGTATGAATCAGTTCCATACAACTCCCACATCTCAATCATCTCATCTCTGATCTCATTCGGGTCTCTTAGATAAGTACCTTTACTCTTTCCAAGAAGAGGATAAGAACAGAACTTACATTTAAAGATACACCCACGGGCAAGTTCTAATGGAAGACCTTCTTTCGGTAACACATTATGATTCTTCCAAGAAGTCTTGATGTTGTCCATCTTTGGTTCTTCGAAATTGTTCGACTCGATGATATATGTTTCTTTACCATCAATCGCATGAGGTTTCATGTCAAGGTTAGAACCTGTGGCAATGTGCTTGGTCAATTCAACTGTTGAGTTATCCGCATAACCGATAACGTAGTAGTCGATGTTCTTATCAGAGAGTAAGAATGGAGCTTTGGCACCGCCATAAACAATTTTAGCAGAAGACTTATCACGGATGTGCTGAATAATCTCTTCGATGACAGAAACCTGAGTATAATACATCTTTTCAGTTTTAGTCTGATTAAACGAAGATGAATTATTTGCCCAAAAGAAAGTAGAAGAGAATCCCACCCAAAGTGTATCTTCAGATAAGTGTTTATCCAAAACATTTTTGATTTCATCAACAGACATATGAATTATATAATCCAAGACGAATGTACTGAAGCCAGAATCTTCCAGAGCACTGGAGATTCTGTATGGTCCAAGAGAACGTTGAATTTTTGGTTGGTACTCTGGAGTCCAAGTACCACCACTTAAAATAATACAGTTAGCCACTATAGAAACGCATCCAATCCGCTAGCAATAGGTTGTTCGCCGTCAAACATCATCTCAAGCCCATTTAGTTGTCCTGTTGCCAAGAAGTCTCCGAATCTTTCTTTATTGATACCACGTTTATGATTATGTAGTTGATTGATAGTCTCATCTCTAGCATCCCACATAACCTGCCATTCAATACCAGCCCATCCGTCACTCTCTGCAACTTGGATCTCTTCAGCTTGTCTGTCGAGATAATAGCTAAGGTAACGTCCATGCTTCTGACGAAAGATCTTCTTGAAAGAGCACAGGCAGGTTTCCATTGTAAAGTAGTCTACTTGACTTGCCAACGATGGAAAACGATCCTTCATCTCTGATCTGATTCCGCTGCCAATAGACTCGAGAGTAGCGTATTCGCTTGCATTGAGTTTCTTATCGATATCGTCATCTCTGCCGATGGCCAGAAGAAGTCCATTACGATGAGAACGGGAACCATCATAATCATCCAGCATAAGAGAAGTAGGGTCACAAACAATACCAGCAGTATGTTTAAGATGCTGAAGATAGAACCAAGTAGAATATCTCCCGAATTTATGAAGATTTGTTTTAAGCACGACCCACAATGCATCAAAGTTTTGTTCTTCATTGTCTCCATAGTATGACTCCAGTTTCTCACGTTGTGTTTTATTTCCAATAAATTTCTGATATGATTCGAACATCGCAGGCAGATGTCCCTTGTTCCACTTAGTGTCTGTCTGATAACGCAAACGTTTGTAGTTCTTAGAATTCCAATCAGTGATACGCCCAAGGTCAGCAAGTTCGTAGTCAGGGAATTCGTTCTTCAGCACCCAAGCTGTTGGGAGTTGATATGTGTTACCGTATAGCCACGCAAGCCAGATACGTTCTTCATCATTATGCTCATAGCGTTCGTTGAGATAGTTCGTAGCCCAAACAGCTGGGTCACAATCATCACACTTCAACGACCAAGCATACCAACGGATGAATGCCTCACGTCGGTTTTCTTTTAAACGATAATCCATTATTTCAAAAAGTCTTCAAGTGATGGTTGATCCATTAGCGCTGCACGCAACCAAGACTTACCAACAGTATCAATAGCAGTCTGTGTCTTGGCTTTCTTCTTCTCACCCCATGTGTAAGATTCTAAACCTTCAGCAAGGAATTGCGCACGAGCCTTTGCTGGTGGTAATGCTTGAAGTGGGTTTACAATGGCGTTGTCTCTGTACGCAATTTGTTCGGCACGTGTAGGGAATAGTGGTTGGTCTGAGCGGAGTGAACCAGTGGGATCAACTGCCCAAAAGACCAGCCCATTGCGATTGTGCCAGCTGACAGAGGATGGGGTACAAGAGATTTTAAGTCGTTGGACTTTTCGTTCTTCGACTGCATATTTGATCCACGCATCCCAGCACTTGGACGCATATCCTTTACCTTCTTGACCTTCGAGTGTGACGATTTCGTAGAGGTTGGCATATCCATCCCGATTAAATGTAGCAAAGATTAAAGAAACAACTTCACCGTTGACTTCATAAGCCATCGGCAGAGACTTATCGTAGTTATGGAAACGAGTCCACAATGAGTGTGCAGCCGATAAGAACTTGGTGTTCTTACCAGCTGGACTGCTTTCGATAAGTTGTTGTACTTTGGTTGAGTTTACAAGAATCATAATTGATAGTCCACTGCACCTTGAATATCTACTTTCTCTAAAAGATGAGACAAGTGTTCATCGATAGTATGATAGATGTTCATAGACAGCGGCACAGTTGTATAGTTTAAATTGGCACGTTTTGCAACGTTAGCCGTAGAAGTAATTATACACCCATTATCCAAAACTGTCAAGTATAATGGACGCTTACCGTTGCGATACGCACGGATGGTTCTATCAGTTCGGAGTTCGCACACTGCAAGGCTTGCATCTTTCCAATGTTCTAGTGGGCTGTAATGCTCCAATGAGCGGAGTAAGAGTTCGGTGTCGTTCTTACCTTCGCATGCATATCCGTGCAAGACTTCCCAATCAGCAGGATCGTGCTGAGTAATAACACCATTATGGACAATTGACGTGGTTGCATTTGCTATCGGCTGGTTATACAATAAATCGCTAGTGCTATATCTACAGTGACCAATAAGGTAAAGAGTACCATCGTCATCAACCATATCCTCCAAATCATCTAGTTTTCTGAACTCATCCGCTGGGACAGGTTCTTTAAAGGTATGGATTACGCCACCCCTGAGGTAGGACAATCCAGTCGCATGTAAACCACGAATACGAGACTCGTGGAATACACTTCTAATCATATCAAAGTCAGTTGCTGTGGGTTTTTTAATCACAGCACCGATAACTGCACACATTAGAAAAAGCCTTCAAGTGAATTTGATTCAACAGACAGTGGGTGGTACTTGTGCAGAGTTTCTACACCAAGTTTAGATTCCAAGTAGTTATACCACTCTTTGTCTTCCCACATACCTTGACTCACACCATTCCACAAGTGACGGGCAGAGCCATCTTCATTCTTATGGCCTGGATGTTCTTTGTCCAAACGACGAGACTCAACATACTCATATCGGCAGTCTTCATATTGCTTAGAACCAAGCTCAAGCATCTTCTCACGGAAATAGCAAACAAGTGAAACACGTTCTGCTTCTTCATCAAGCAATTTGATTTCAGTATTACCGTGCATAACTTCGTGATTATTAATCAACAAGAGATCACCTGGACGCACGTTCACTGCAACACGATACTCAGGAGCCACAAGATAACAACCAGAGTAGTTACCATTGTTGGACAATACAAGCAAGTTACTCAAACCAGATGTCAAATCACCAGCGTCAAAGTGACATGCTGTGCGGAATGTCTTGTTTACTGTAACAGTAGTGAATGGAGTCCCTGGAATTAAAAAGCCACTATCAACTTTACTTGCAGCTTCCATTTGTGCAGTGAATCGTTTTGGCAACAAGTCCTTGAAACCCTTGGCAAGAGATTGAAGGAATGGAAACGCCATGGCAAACTTTTCAGGTTCACGTTGAGTGTACGATGTTGCACGACCATAAGGGATGCGTGGGTAACGATCGAACCAACCAGCGATACCAGACATAACACCATTGGCGTAAGTAGTAGAGCAGACATACTTCTTAACAACACGATCAACTTCTTTCTTCTTGTCGTCGTCTGACAAGTTCTTAGTAGCATCTACCCATGTTTCAAAGTCAAAGTTATCCTTCTTTACCGCCTGAATACCCCAGACGTTGTTACGTGTAGAAGCGGTATCTTTCTTACCCTTGTGGCTCTCACGAATATCTTCTACTGGATCGTCTCCATATAGATTGGCACCTGGATTTGAAAAGTATTCAATAATGTCTGACTCATACTCAGTGACCCATTCACGATTACCCAACTTCTCATTACGTGGACCAGCAGCCATGCCACGGTTCTGTGTTTCTACTGCAGCTTCACGAAGCCCAGCATACGCTTGGTCTTGCTGTTCTTTAGTGAAGTAGTTCTTACGGAACTTTAGGATAATTCTTTCTTCAGTTCCAGTCATCTCAGGGTGACCTGGAATTTCTGGCATATAAACATCCATGTCTTCTTCAATAAGAAGATCATAATCTTTTTCTGTAGGGAATTGTCCTTGCATATGAGAACAATCATGCTTGATTGGTGCTACTAATATTTTAGTCATTTACTTTCCTTAAAATTTCCAACCGTCAAAACTCTCAGCCTTAGCACGTTGACCAAAATCACTCTTATCAAACATCGGTGTATCGTTCTTCATGTGACCAGCATCTGCCAGTCCTTCTTGAGCCGATGCTTCTACATCGTAGAGTTTCATCTTTGCTCGATCAACACCAATGATGAATCGTTTGTAAAACCCTGGATCGTTGTAACGATTCTTAAGTTGTTTAACGATAATCTGATTCAATTGCTCTAGTTCTTCATTACTCACCAACGCAAACATAAAGTCAGCAGTGGCAGGTAGACCAAAAGATTCTGAGGTATCTTCCAGCCCTGGATCGCTGTTAGTATAACCTGAACGAGTAGTCTGAGTAGCCGATAGAATCGGAACATTATACTCAACTGCAAGACCACGCAACTCTTCAGCGATTGCCTTAATATATGTATAAGAGTTAACAGAGCCACCTTGCTTCATACGCTGTGAAGCGCAGATGTTCAGATAGTCAATCATAATGATGTCGGGAGTAAACTCTCGTTTCAATTTCAACTCTTCGAGCAATGCTCTAAAGTGTCCAGCGTGGGCACCAGCAGTTGGATATTCTTTGATGATCAACTTACCTTGAGTCTTCTTGGCCAACTTAGCCAGTCTGGATTCGTAGATATCCTTGTCAACAACCTTCAACTCGTCCATGGTTAGGTTCAAGAGGTTCGCATCAATACGTTCAGCGATACGTTCTTCAGCCATCTCCATTGTTATGTATAAAACATTTCGACCAGCACTTAGAGCACCAGCAGCAACGTGACACATAAACAAAGACTTACCAACACCAGTACCAGCAAGGACGATGTTTAGAGTTTTTCTTGACAACCCACCTTTGGTAATCTTATTGAACAAGTCCAAGTCGAATGCAATTTTCTCTTCAATGCGATGATAAAACTCATAACGAGAATTAGCGTCATCAATGTAATCATGACCAACATGATTGTCGAAAGATACAGCAAGAGCATCGGAAAGGATAGAAGGGATTGAGTCAGTGGTGTAAGTCTTGTCCCTACCTTCTTGGATTCTGATTGACGTAAGGATTGCATTATACACCGCCTTGTCTTTACAAAACTTCTCTGTGTTGACCAACATCCAATCATCATTGGTTGGAATGTCAACTAGAGTGTCAAGGAATGTACCAACCTCGCCAAGTTCTTTGTCGTTGAGGTCTGTACGGTTACTTACTTCAATCGCCAAAATCTCTTTTGTGATTGGCTTGTTATACTTCGTGAAGAATTCTGAAATCTCTCTAATTACAACTGACTCTTTTCTCTCGCTAAAATACTCATGCTTAAGAAATGGAATTACTTTTCGGCAGTAATTCTCATCATAAATCAGTCTGCTCAGAATCTGTTGTTCTAATCTCATCAACCCCGCCTGTGTAGGAAATACTGTTTTGCTGCAATTGGTCCATAATGATGAACTGCAACAAGTCACCAAGATATTGTTCTAGTTCTTCTTTGATGTAAGTGACACCCGCATCTTCATGCACCTCATACTCGAAGTGCATTTCACAAGTGTCAACCTGTTCATCAAAGCGAACCGCACCGTAAGAGAAGATTATACCTGAGTAATCACCTTCTGTCAACTTCAGTCGATCTTGTCCAGTCTTGCTGTTCTCAAGAACAATGAATGGTGGTTTAGCTAAATGATTACTCATCGAATTCTAATTCCTCTAGAGTCTTGTCCAATGCATCAGACTGAATCATATCAGACTGACCCATAGAGTATTTGTTCTTGATGTAATCATAGAACGACTTCTGAGTCAACAGTGGCATCCAGAACTCTTTGGTATCAGTATCCTTGAGACGATACTTCTTGTCTTCAACAACACCAGTCTCTTGGTTTACTTGCGAATACCAACCATTGCTAGGCTTGATAACGTGTCCTGATTCGAGTGCAACATCAAGTAGACCAGACCACTTGCTAATACCACCATCGAAAGATACACTGACAGGGATCTTAGATTTTTCTTTAACATAACGAGATTTTTCCACGTTGATAATGAAGTTGTAACCGATTACTTCAGTACCTTCTTTTTCTTGCTGACGACCGAGAATAAAGATGTTGTCGGCAGAGTAGTATGAACCAGTACCACCACCAACGATATCTTTCGGATACAAACCGATCTCTTTATATGTATGGTTCACTACAACCATAGGGATGTCTTTGATAGACAAGTGAGGTGTGACCATACGGAACAGAGACTTCATCTGCTTGGCACGAGACATATCGGCAACAGACTTACCATCCAAGGCATCATCAACTTCTTTCTTAGAAGCCAAGTTACCAATTGAGTCAATAACAATCATCAGACGATCTCCACGATCTACGTTCTGAAGCTGTTGCATGATGTCGAACTTCAGTTGTTCTACGTCAGTGATAGGTGTATGCAGAACACGATTAGTATCAATACCAAAGGAATCAAAGTAAGACTGTGGAGTACCGAATTCAGAGTCATAGAACAACAGAGCAGCTTCTGGATATTTGTCAAGGTAAGACTTAGCCATCAGCAAACTGAATGCAGTCTTAAAGTGTTTCGATGGACCAGCCCACATTGTAAGACCTGGAGTGAGACCACCATCAAGACGACCAGAAAGGGCTACGTTGATGATTGGAATTGAAGTAGGGATCATATCCTTCTTCGTAAAGAACTTCGATACATTCAAGACCGCAGAGTCTTTGATTGTAGTGTTCTTTTTAATTTTATCTAGAATGCTCATATTAAACCTTCACAAATTCAAGTAATTGGGCTTCGTTCATCAAACCTACGTGACGTTTGACTTCATTCTCTTGAGCATCAACTAAAATCATAGTTGGAACAGAACGAACTTTGAACTGTTGAGTGAGCATAATGTTCTCATCAATATTCACATCTTCGATTGGAACTGTGACTTTATCACCAGCACCTTTAACTACCATGGACAATCCTTTACATGGACCACACCACTCAGCGTAAAATTTAAAAACTTTCATATTCATCTCCTAAAAATATATTATACACTATCCCCATATGCAAAGCAATTATTTCTGGGGAACATCAAACACAAATGTAACTCTTACCTCATCACCAATATTCTTAGTTCCATGGGGTAATTTATTATTGAACCATAGCAAGGTTCCAGGTTCTACCGTAACAGATTCATCGCCTACTGTGTATATGTATCTGCCTT